ATGAATTAAAAAACTAAAATTATGGAAAAACAATTAGCATACAAGATAGCAGACAAATTTACTGATACATTTTTTGAGCAAATATCTGATTATTTAATAGCTTATGATGTAGAAGTTAATGATGATAATGTAGATAAAGTTATAGAAGAAATTGTAAAAATATATAATAACTAAAATTATGGAAAAAGAATGTTGTATATGTAGGGATAAGTTTACACCTACAAATGAAAATGGAGAAACAAGACAATGTTGTAAAGAATGTATAATAGAATTTAATAAATAAAATTATGGAAGAAGAAAATAAATTAAATATAGATGAGGTTTTGTATATACAAATGATAATACAACAGAATTTAGATGATGAAAGATATATAGAAGATGATGAGGAGTTTGTTGATATGATAATAGAACTGAACAATAAAATGAACAGAATTAAAAAAGAATTAACTAATAATGAGGAATTACCCTTTACTGATGAACAGGAATTTATAACTCGCAAAAACAACGATTAATAATTATGGAGATAAATAAATTTGATATGTTTAAAAATGGTTATTATGTGTTCACAATAGAAGAATACGATAACATACAACACAAGTACGAAACTGAAATTGAAAACCTTAAAAGAAAATTAGGATATGAACGATTACGATAGAGAACCATATCAAGACCTAGTAGACAAAACAGAATGTGCATTCTGTGAGAAATTAACTGAATATAAATTTTGTTCTGATGAATGTGCGAAAGCATATTGGAACGATTAATAAATAAACATTATGGAAAATTTAGCGACAAAACCACTTTATCAAGTGTTAAGTAAAAAAGAATTAGAATTTATTAAGTCTTTAACAGAAATTGAATTAGAAAGAATGGAAGAAAGATATGAGGGTTTAGATGAGGGGGAAGAAAAAGAACTTAATATGGTACAAGACTTATATAGCAAATTAGTAGTATTAAATAAATAAATAAAATTATGGAAACAAGAAACGATTTAGAATACGCAAACTCGCAACCAAACGAGAATGAATTACCTGAGGATATAATATCGACTAACGATAAAATCGCAGACGCAAAAGAACTATTAAGAAAAAATGGATATTATATAGATACACTATATCATATTGACGATGTACAGTCTCACTATAAGTGTACTGACGCACAAGCTATGGAGATAATAGATTTGGCAATAGATAATGATGGGACTGCAAATCAAATATGGGAAAGTATGACATATTTTGCAGAAGATATGGGGCTTAAGGAAAATTATGACGAAGATACTTATTAATTATGACAGATAAAGAACTACAAGAATGGGAAGAAGAATGTAAAGAGGCAGATGAAGACATTAAACACTTAGCTAAACTAATATCTGTTGGGGGAACAATAATGTTAATTTTATACCTAATATCATGAATAAATATCCATTTAAAGAAGGCGATGATTATTATATCGTAATCAAATATAAAGATGACCTATATAACCTGCATAAGTACGAGATTATGTGGTCTTGTTGGGACGATGTTAGCGAGGAGATATATAAAGTAGAACCTGTAAGAAAGTTATTTAAAACCAGAAATGAAGCTCAAGAATATATTAATAAATTAAAAAAATAAATCACTATGAAAAAATACTGGGAAGATTATTGGTTAGCTGATTATGGTTGTACACCTGATGGCTTAGACTTAATGATAATAGTAGGTATGATAATAATAATGTTAATGATTATAAAAAAATGAAAATTATGAAAATTATAGAAAAGAATATAGTAGAAATAGTATCTGATGTATCTAATGTTCCTGTTGATAAAATAATAAGAAACAAGAGAGCAACAAGACACTCGAATGTTGTTATATCAAGACAACTACTTGTAAACATATTATTCAGAAACTTTAATTATACAAATCACATGGTTAGAGATGTGGTGGGATATAAAAATCACGCCTCTATTGTCCACGCTAGAAACATGCATGATACAGATTATCAATACGATGCTTCATACAGAAAAATGTACGATAAAGCTATGGACTTATTAGGTTTATATGTAAATGATAAAGATGAACAGGCAGACCTAAATCTAACGATGAAAGATAAAATTCAAGAGCAAAATAAAGAAATTGACAGGTATAAAAACTTGTGGATAAAAGAGAAGTCAGAGAGGGAGAGATTTCACGACCTGTTAATAAGTTTTAAGAAAAAATATATGCTAAAGTAGGGTTATTGTAAACTTATTTTAATATATTTGTAAAAACAATTTAATTTAATTTAATTATGGCTAAACTAAAAACAATAAACATTAAAGGAAAGGAGTATGTAGAAGTTAACGAAAGACTTAAATACTTTAGAGAAAATTACCCAGAACACTCATTAATAACAGAGATTATACAATGTACAGATGAGCATTGTGTTATAAAAGCTATGATAGCTCATGGTGAAAGAGTTATAGCGACAGGACACGCACACGAAGTGAGGTCAGCAAACTTTATTAATAAAACATCTTTTGTTGAGGTTTGTGAAACATCAGCGTGGGGTAGGGCTTTGGCAAACTTTGGTATAGGTATAGATAGTCAAGTTGCTTCAGCACATGAGGTTGCAAATGCAATAGCACAATCAGAAGCACCTAAGAAGCCAAAAGTTAGTGGTAAAAAAAAACTAACAAGTAGTCAGTTTGATGCTATGATGAAAGCTATAAAAGATGGAGAGAGTTTGGTTGTTAAGCAGAGAATGAATAACTACTCAATGACAGAAGACCAACGAAAGATATTAATGAATGAAATAAACAAATAGTATATGGACTTTTCTAAATATATAAAAGACTTTGAAAGCGACAGCTTGTATTATGGGGATAAGAATTTCATCACCAATTCACAACTTGGTAAACTTGAACACTCCCCTGCAAAACTAGAGCATTACAGAAAGTATGGTCAAGATGACACTAACGCCTTGTTGTTTGGTAGAGCTTTTCACTTAAACATATTAGAACCTGAGAAATATAAAGAACAGGTTATATCTTATGATGGAACAAGGAGGGGTAAGGCTTGGGACGAGTTTAAATCTGCAAATGAGGACAAAACAATTATAACACAAAGCGAGAACAAGTCTTTATTGAAGATGAGGGAAAAACTATTATCAATACCAAGAGTTATAAACCTACTATCAGGTGGTAAAGCAGAGGTTGTTAATTGTTGGGAGGATAGAGATACTGGCGTTTATTGTAAGGGGAAGACTGACTATTATAAAGAGGAGAATGGCGTAAAAATAATGGTTGATATAAAAACCACACAAAACCACACAATGAACTCTTTTAAAGGCTCTTGTATGAAATATGGATATGATAGACAGTCTGCCTTTTATTTAGATGGATTTGATGCTGATGAGTTTTGGTTTATTGTTATAGAAAAAACTGAACCCTATGATGTGGGTATATATATGTGTAGTAAAGAATTTATTGAATATGGTAGAGAAAAGTATAAGAACCTGCTAAATCTTTATGACCACTACTTTATAAGCCAAGAAAAAGAAATCAAGGACTATTATGTCGAGTCAATTATTTAAAATTAATATATCATGAAACTAAAAAACGAACTCAAAACAAGAAAAATATCACAACTAGAAGTAGCAGAATATGTTGGCGTGTCCAGACCAACAATATCAAAGAGATTAAATTCTCCTGATACATTTTCAGCACAAGAAATTAGATTAATTTCTGAGATGATGAATGTTGATGACACATGGGCGTATAACAATTTATTTATTTAACCTTTTAATTATTTTAATTATGGAAAATCAAAAAGAAACAATTTTTTGTGGAAATGGAAAAGAAGTCAAATTTGACGATGGTGGCTCAATTATTAATATGACTGTTCATCTTGATAAGATTGGAGAGCATGTTTATGAGTACGAGGGCAAGAAGTATGTTAACTTAACTATTGGTGCTAACAAAGGTGGTGCTAATGAATATGGTAAAACACATTATGTTAAGATTAATGATTTCAAGCCTGAGCCTCAAAAGGAGACAGCATCATCAGGTGGAGATAACCTCCCATTTTAATTATTCATTTTTTATTTGTTCATGTATTGGGGGTGATTGGTTAATGTCATCCCCTTTACGAACACAAATCACTATGATAAATAAACAAACGAACATATGCTTATAAAGATAAACACAGACTCTTTTATAGAGAGTAATAAAATAGACCAGTATTACTTAGATGGTAAAAAGATTGTTTTTTATATATCCTCTAGGAAACATGAGGAGATATATCCAACTGAGAGCTTTGCTAGTAATGTTTTTAATAGGGTTGCTAATTCTTTTAGGGACGCAACATTAGACACTAACATAATTAAGCCAAGTGAAAAAATATTATCAGAAAAAATGGATATGTTTAATGATTTTTGGGACAGGTATGATAAAAAAATAAATAGAGATGATTGTTTAAAGAAATGGAGGAAGTTGTCAGTGTCAGATATGAATGAAGCATTAAAGATGGTTGATATATACGTTAAGTCAACACCTGATAAACAATATAGGAAAAATCCTAGCACATGGATATATCAAAAGGGTTGGAGAAATGAAGTAATAACCAGAGTTGAACAAAATAAAACACAATATAAAACACCAAATTTTACAAATGTCAGTAGATAGTATACAAGTAGAAAGAACACTTATAGGGAAGCTTATTAATAATCCTCAAGAGTATTATAATAATCATTCATTGATTAGTGATGAATTATTTGAGGACCCTAAGAATAAGAAAATATTTAAATACATATCAGAAGAGCTCCAGAATGGGAACAAGATAGATTTAATGAGCTTGAATGAAACTGTAAAAAACAAAGGTGAAAACCTGACTTACGATTTAGCGAAAATGATGCATGAAGAGGCTTATATACAAACAGAAGCCTTGACATGTATACTTATATTAAGTGAGAGAAAAAAGAAAGAACAGCTATTTAATTTAAATCATAAGATAGCTAGAATGCTTCAAGAAGACGATGATGTTTTTGAAATAATAGAATATGTGGAGCAAGAGGTTGGAAAGATAGGAGATGTTAGTAAAGATGGAATTATTAATGTATCAGAGCAGCTTGGTGGCCTTCTAAAAAGTATAGAGCATAAAATGAATAACGAGGGGCTCAATGGTATAACAACTGGATTTGAGAGCCTTGATAAGTTTACAGGAGGCTGGCAGGGGACAGACCTAGTCATCATTGGGGGTGCTAGTTCTATGGGTAAAACCTCCCTTGCTTTAGCCTTCGCTTTTAATAGTGCTTTTTATGGTAAAACACCCACTTGTTTATTCTCTTATGAGATGAGCTCACAACAATTATTAAGTAGGCTTGTGTCATCTGACTCTGGAATAGATAATAAATGGATAATGAAAGGAACATTAGACCAAACAGAATTAAGTAAAATACATGAAAGTGTAGGAAGAATAGAAAAGGTGCCCCTGTATGTTGATGAATGCTCCTCTTCCTCCCTTAAATACCTTCTTAACAGGATAAGACAGTATGTTATAACCAAGAAGGTGAAGTTATTTATGGTTGACTATCTACAGCTAGTATCTAACGATAAAAAAGGGAGGAGTAGGGAGCAAGAGGTCTCTGAGGTAGCTAGGGCATTAAAAAATATAGCAAAAGAACTTAACATAACTATTATAGCTTTATCTCAGTTAAATAGGGGTGTTGGTCAAAGGTCAGAGAGTAGGCCAACTATAGCTGACCTTAGAGAGTCTGGAGAAATAGAACAAGCTGCTGATGTGGTTGTGTTGGTATATAGACCAGAATATTATGGTATAACGCAGGATGATAAAGGCAATAGTACAGATGGTTTAGCAGAAATAATATTTGCCAAAGGTAGAAATATTGGAACAGGCGTTCTAGGGCTCAGGTTTCAAAGGGAATTAACTAAGTTTCATGAAATACAAGAGTAAAGAAAAGAAGAGGGAAGACATGATTAGAGGTGGTAAAGCTGAAAAAGAGTATGCTAGACTCTATAATGGGGTTAAAGACTTTAATAATATAGAGTTTTCCACAGAAAAAGAGGACATACATCAACACTGGGACGTTAAAATAAATGGTGTTAAAATAGATGTTAAAGCTATAAAAAAAGAAAACGAGAATATACATTTTGTTGAGTTTAAGAATGTGTTAGGAAATAAAGGGTGGTTGTATGGTGATGCAGATGGCTTTGCTTTTGAGACAAGAGATTATTGGATTGAGGTCACTAAGGATAGCTTGCAAGAGATGGTTCATGACAAATGCATAGACAAGGTTAAGGGCTGGGATTTTTACGAGTTGTCCAGCAGGCCTGGAGCCAAAGATTTGTTTACTAAAGTTAAAACAATAGACCTTTGCTATATAGGTAAAATGAAAAAGAAAAAATGAGAAAACAGATATGGCATATAGAGCTTGAATATGAGTGGAATACATGGAGAAATGTGAAAGGTGTAAGGAAAGATACAAAGAAGAAAAATAAAGGAACATTCATAACTGCGTGTGTTGGGGATACTGTGGAGGAATTAAATAATAGGGAGTATTTAATTTCCTGTATAAAAAATAAAATAAAATCCAGTCAAAATGTAGATATTAAAATCACTGGATGGAAGTGGAGAAAAAAATGTGGTGTGAGTAATGATGTTTACTAAATGCACCCATAGCTCAATTGGATAGAGCAACAGCCTTCTAAGCTGTAGGTTGTAGGTTCAAGTCCTACTGGGTGTACTAAATAAGGGTATCTGTGAGAGGTTTTTAAACAAGGTCGTCTCCAAACCTCGATTTGTTCAACACAGATGCCCTTATATTAACTGAGTATTAATTAATATATATTATTATGTGTTATACAACTATTGAAATACATGCTGAACAACTAGCAGCTATACTTGCTCAAAAAAAGGTTGAGAAGAAGTGGGAGGCTTTAGGATGGTCTCCATACATAGAAACTATTGACCAATACGTGGGTTGTAGGTATACAGAAGAGGCAGAAAAAGATTATGAGAAACATTATTCTTATTTCTTAGAAACAATATTGAGTAAAAAATTAAATAAAGAACCAAAAAATGATTAAAGTAATATTGATAATGTCCAGCATGATAGGTTTTGCTGTCACAATTTATATGGTTAGTAAGATTGTGGAATGGATGAATAGAAAATAAAAACCTTATAGGAAAGTCCTTTAAGTATATAGTGTTAATTTAATTTAATTTATTATGAAGAAAGTAATTTTTTTAGTGATTATTTCTCTGGCGTTACAGGGGTTTTCACAAGTTAAAAGTGGTGTTTATAAAATCAATGAAACACTAGATTTTACATGGAAAAATGGAGAACAAGTGGGTGACGCTTACCTCTCTAATGAACCATTTTTAATGCACATAGCAGACAATGGCTTTAGAATTTATCGTAAACATGCTGATACAGGAAACAGCTATCCAATGGTTTATATGGGATTAGACCCAGATGGGTACCATATATATGCTGTTCCATTTGGTGATAGGTTTGAAATGAAAGATGATATTGCAGTATTTTTCTTTAACTTCAACAATGACACAGGATGGTATGAGAGCTCTACAGAATGGAGAGGTTTGGAATATGTTTCCAAAGTTCCTATATTAGAGTATGAAAATTAGAAGAAAGAAGGGTAGGGTAAAGAATGTAAAGTCAACAAAGATAGATGGCATAGAATTTAGGTCTAGGCTTGAAGCTTTCACCTATTCTGAATTAAAGAAAGAGGGTATTAAATTTGATTATGAGAAGGAGAAATTTGTTCTCATGGAGAAGTTTAAATACGAAAATGTAAGTATAGAAAAGAGGAAGAAGAAAGGTAAGTTGGTGTTTGACCAGGCTTTGACGAGTATCAGGTCCACGACCTACTTGCCTGACTTCACCAACCTAGAGGATGGATGGATAATAGAGGTTAAGGGAATGAAGACAGATGTATTCAGTCTTAAATGGAAACTTTTTAAGCAATACCTTGTAAAAAACAATCTAAATTACGAACTTTACATGCCTGGAAGTAAAAAACAAATACTTCAATGTATTGATATGATTAAAGAGAAACTTAGAATATCAGAGGCAGATAAAAAAAGGATAGCTAAAATGACCAGAAGAAATTCTGAGGTTGAGGCTAAGAATAATGGAATGGACTTAAGGTCTAAGCCATATAAGAATAAGAAAAAATACACACGTAAAACAAAGCACGATGCTAGGAGGAATTTTTAAAAGTTTAATTGGTAATGCTTCAGGTATTATTGATGAGGTGGTGACTACTAAAGAGGAGAAGTTAACCCTAAAAAATAAAATGAAAGAGATATTGGCTAAGGCAGAATCCAATGCTCAAGAACAAGTTACTAGAAGGTGGGAGGCTGATGCTAAGGCTGGATGGTTGCCAGCAAATATCAGACCATTAACAATGGCTTTTTTGACTATAATGTTGGTTGTTATGTCATTCTTTGATGGTAATGTTGGTGGGTTCCAAATGAATCCTGTCTACGTCCCTGTGTATCAAACTTTGCTTATGGTTGTCTACTCAGCCTACTTTGCTGGTCGTTCAATCGAGAAAATAAAAACTAATAATAAAATTAAAGACAATGGAAAAAACAATTAAATTAGAAGAAAAAGAACTAAAAGAAATTAAACAAATTAGAGAGGATAATAGTAGGATGATGGTTGATTTTGGAAGAGTAAGAGTTGAGCTAATAATGATTAAGGCTAAACTTATGGAGATGGAAAAAATAGAAGATGACTTAACTGCTAGGTTTAAAGGAAATCAAACAAAAGAAAATAAAATATCTGAAAAACTCAAAAAGAAATATGGTGATGGTACAGTTAATCTAGATAAAGGTACCTTTACTCCATTAGAGAAAAACGATGGGAAAAGCTAATGCGAGAAATAAAGCAAGAAGAGATAAGTTAACCATGCTTAATATACTTAGAAAGAAGATTAAGAGGTCTAAGTTTGAGTCTAAAGTGAATGAGCTTAAAGCTAAGTATAATTCTATAAAGTCAAAGCTTTAATATTCTATTGTAATAAATAAAACAATTAGCCCCCAGTAAAAATGTATCTCATAGTAATCATAAGTATCATCTGGCTCATAATGCCTAATGCCAAGCAATAATCCATGTGAGAATTGCCATCCAAAACCTAATCTTTTAATCTTCCTCATAATTCTTTAATTTTCCATTTTCGTTGTAAGCATCCCACTTATAAGCCTTTTTTCTTGGGTCTAATTGTATTGGTACTTCGTAATTTAATTCTTCCCACTTTCCTTTTGGACACTCTGAAGTTTTCCACTTAGCTTTTATATGCATTAAACATCCACACACACCACAAGTGCTATCTTTATGAATAAAGTGAACACAGGAGTTGCAAATATCCATTCTATTCAAGTATTCTTTTTTTGTCACATTTTGAGCACCATTAGCTAAGTGTTTGGCTGTCTCTTTAACAAGGTTTTTCGCCCTCTGTATTAGGCTTGGTTTCTTTTTGTTTTCCATCTTCTCTTCCTTTTAATTGTTTTCTTTTTTTTCTATACTCTCTCCTAGCTTCCTTACACCCATCACATCTGCATCCTTTTCTATATGCTGTCACTGATGGGCATGGCATACCATATTTAGCTCTGGCTGCACCATAATTACATTCAGCGTGAGAAAACGCTATATTATCTAAATCAAAAAAAAACTCAGGTGGATTTTCTGAATCCAACCAGGGTTCTTTATGTTCTATCGTAAACCTATCTATATCTTTTATTTCTGTAGCACACTGATAACACCATGCATAACCAAGTTTCTGAGCAAAACTAAATAGTATTGATTTTCTGAGTCTATTAGCAGCAGTCCCTGGATTCATCCCCAGTTGTTTTGTCTTTTTTTCTTTTATTGACATATTTTCTTTTTTTAGGGTATTTGTGTTCAACACCCTTCTTTCTTCCACCCTCATTCTTCTTTCCCCTATTTTCAGATTTATTAGAAACAACAAGATTATTAGAGTTTATACCACCAACATGGTGAACCTCTTTTCCATCACCCTTAGATACTTTTCCACCTTTCTCTAGTTTATACCTATCCCTCTTCCTTTTCCTATTATCAGCTCTCTGTTTAGGACTGGACTGAAACTTCTTATATTCGTCTTTGTAATCTCTCATTATTTACTTTAAAAAATGGGGGGGACCTAATACAGAATCAAATCCACCCCCAAAACTAAACATTATGTGACGTAAATATAGTAAAAATATTTATTACTTACGCAATATCTTTGTAAGTTATCAACACTTCATTGTTATTAAGTATAGCTTCTGCTATCTTTGGGTATATCCTCTTATAAGCTTGGGTTGATTTTCCAATAAACCCATCTTTCTTTAATTGGTTGTTTTCTTGCGAGTCACCAACGAGTAGACAGCCTGCAGTATGTTCATCAGTATTGCCACAATGAATGAGAATATACTCAAAGCCAGGAACATCAGTGACATGAAGCATACCCCTATGAATACCAGGAAATCGTTTAGAATACTTTTGATGGTATCCACCCTCTGTTCTAAGTTTAAGTTTATAGGTCCCTGCTGGGATTCTCGTTTCTCCATATTTTTTTTCTTTTCTATATTCATCTTCTAGTGTATAGCACACAAAACTTCTTTTACATCTAAAACCCTCACTATATGGGCTATCTGCTACATCGTCTACTATAAATAATACTCCAGATGTTGAATCTGGTCCACTTGATATTCTTAACACTTCTAATTTCATAATTATTCAATTAATTGTTTTTCTAATTCTTCTACTTGCCAGTCTTTTAAAAAGTCAGCAAAGTCTAAATCCCCTCTTCCTTTAACCCAGTCATCAAATGTAGGAAAAACAGACCTATCTCTGTGTAGAAAATCATAAACAGCATTACCAGGATTAAAGCCTTTAATGTGTTTACCCACAATATTGTCTCTATTTGTTTTGGTATTATATATTGGCTCATTTTCTCTATCATATACAATGACATGATTTTCTTCTATGCCTAAAAATTCTGAGTACGACCACAGTTTATCTAAATATGTTAAATGTCTTTTAACCTCTTTTCTTATTCTTCTTGGACTATCCTCTTCTGGGTTTAGTCTTGTGAGTACATTAGCAACAAATATGGTTTTAAAATTTAAATTTTCTGCTAAATTAAATCTACTAAATCTAAACCCTCCTAGTGCCATAGTTTCATGGATAGGGCTTTTTCTTCTATGCATTTCGTCTTCATCTAAAAAGAAGTCTGGGTGCCAGCTTTCTAACATATCATATATTTGTTCAGAAAAACCTGGTTGGCCCTCTTTTAATGCGTGTTTAAGACTGTTTACCCATCTCTCAATACCAGTATCAGTAATCTCATTTAAGTCTTTACCCTCTTGGGTTTCTCCAGAAAGAGACTCATCCAATATTTTTACCATCATACTTTGTCTTAAAAATGGCTCCATCATAGCGTGAAGAACGTCATCAAGTATTCCATTTACCTGTGGGATATATCTAGAAGGATATTTCCATGTTGGGTCATCTTCAGGTGGGTTGAATATTGCACTTAAAATCCTTGTAAAATAATTCTGAGATAGATTATCTGATGAGTTCCATATGTAATAAGTTCCATCAAAATTACCATTTTTATCCTTGTTGGCTGACACTAATTTAACATCTCCATATTTCATGTAGTGTGGTAAAAATAGTTGAATCATTTCATCTCTTGTCATGTCTGGTATACCAAGGTCTTCGAATTTATCAGCACCATGTGTTGCATTGTACCAATCAGAATAGCTATCATATAACATAAAGTTAGGGTCAATTCTTCTCTCTTCACCATTCATTAGCTTATGGTCCATTATATCATTGTTTGACATTTCTTCATCATCTTCATCATTCCAGTCTTTTAACATAGATATAGCAGAAGCAATTCCACCAGCCATAGCTGTATACATTGTTGGTAATGCTGTCCAAGCAAATATGGTTCCAAAAATTCTTTTTAACCCTGCTTGGAATAAAACCCTATTTCCTGATGTAATCATTTTCTGAGCTTGTATTAAAGAGCCTATACCTGTTCTTATAACCTCAGCGTTGAAGGATATAAAGTCACCAACAAGAATCATTCTTCTAAGTCTCTTACCAAGTTTTGGAACAAGAGAATATGTAGCATACCCATTCCTTACACTATCTGCTGCTTTAGCTATAGCCTCATCCCTACCAAAGCCTGCATCTTCGTATAATTTAATCTCACTTATAAATCCAGCACCCTTCCAAACAACATCTTCCCATAAATATGTTTTACTAACCCAGTTGTTAATTCTTTTAAATAAATTTGGTTTTCTCTTTTTAATACTTTCCATATCTAAACCAGAATCAAAAAATTCCTCCACCATGTTAGAAAGTTGAGCATCATTTAATACATCTGCTAACTCATCTGCGTACACACCATCAACAATACCATTCTCAACCATGGCTGTAAACATTTGTTCTCTTTCCTGTGTTGTTGAATTATTATATAAATTCTGCATCGTTCTAATACTCTCTATGAGGTCTCTAGGATTAAAGTGACCATTTATAGATGCAAAATACATATTACCTATAAAGTTTCTTGCGTGTGTTTTAAAAGACCATACAGTTTTTCCAAGTTTAATAGCACCATTAATTCTCTGCATACTCTTAAGGAATAGAGATGGGTCATAGACCTCTCCATCAATAAACTCTTTAATCTCTTTTGTTGTATAATAGACCTCATCTGAATATTTTAATTTAACCTCTTCACTATATAAGGATTCTTGCCCAGGTGGTATTGATAGTTTATCAAACAGAAGAGAACCATTTAACATGGCAACAGCCTCTGCTTTAAAAGCCATAGTTTCCATTTCAGACACTTGTTTAGTTATTGTACTAACTATATTAAATAATGGATTCTTTACTGGAGAGAATAGTTCCATTATAGCATCAGGCATATCCACTCTCTTTTTTAAAATACCTGTGTTAACATCATTAGACCTTCTAACAGCTTGAACAAAATCACTAGATTCAGGACCATCTTGAAACATTCTTCTTATGTCTTGTAAAACTGCTGTTTCAGAAACATCCCTTCCTTTGTAGTGTTTCTCTAAACCTTCTCTAACAACAACTGAGGCAGCTTGGATTAAGTCATATTCTTTTTTAAACCTATTCATCACTTTAGCTATTTTAACTGGATTTTCACCTGCCTTAATCATATCATCAATAACCTTAATCATTTTATCATTATATTTAGGGTCGTGATGTATTCTATACTGTCTATTTAAGTATACTCCTAAATTTTTATCTATAGTTATACCTAACTTATCGTTGACTAGGGTTTTTATTTTTCTACTAAAAGAATCTATTTTTCTTCTTACTTGTTTAATTATTTTTTGCAATTCAGGGTCTCCATCTAAATCTTTCATTTTAGCCTTACCAACAGCTTTTTCTTTTAGTTCTTTTATGTCAGCTTCTGTAGCTCTTATTTTATTTAAAACATCTCCAGCTAAATATCTCTTTCCATCTCTATCTAAGGTCTCTAAATCGAGCTCATAATTCTCTATTAAAGATTCTAACTCTTGAATTTTTACTGATGGGTCAGATAGCATCTCGTTTATAGCCTCTATTGACACAGGATTATCTCCTTCTTGGTTTGCTTGTATAGCAACCCTAAGTCTATCTATCAGCTTCATTAATTTAAACTTCTCAGCCTTTATTCTAGACTTATGTCTCCATCCTTTGTCAAATACCTCTTTAGGTATATTACCCATTGGGGCAAACTCTCTTTTTAGGTTGAAGTTTGTAAAAAGGTCTTTTATTCCATTAAAAGTTGTGTATGTTTGATATTTAGGGTCTGTTGAATATGCTATCTTAGCTTCTTCGTTGAAGTTGTCATTGTTCTTTGTATCGTTACTAGGTAGTGTTACATCTAGAACATTAGATAATACACTGTTGGTTATATCCATAGAAACCTTTCCCTGACCATCAACCTCTGTCAATACTGGACCAGCTTTTGAATCTATACTGGATAATATATCACTAATAACCTCTGGCACAACGCTGTTAAAGAACTCTACTTTTGGTCCTTTAAATGTAGAGCCATCCTCAAAAGCAATAGCATCATAATTTTGTTCAGTAGCAAATCTAATAACGTGTCTAATAATAGGAGCTAGATTAGACATCATTCTGTCTGCTGGTGATTTTATATCCTTTATAAATAAAACTACCTCACCATCTTCATTTGTTTTTAGCTCATAAGATAAATTACCAAGTGTTTCGTTACCCAACATAATACTCATAGTATTTCCATCAAAGTTCATTGATGTTTGGTGCATTTCTATATAGTCCTCTATAGCAACTTTTGGTATACCACCAGGATAAGATGTTTCAACAGACTCTAAGAAATCTTTAATTCCCATAAATGCCATCTCATTATCTATATTTTTACCACCATATTTTTTAATCTCCTTAATCCACTGCTTAGGAGTTCCATGGGACATGGTTGAGAATTTTAAAGCATTATTTAATGTTGAGAAGCCAGGTTTACCTTCAAGCTCTATGTTTCTTTGATATTTAGGGTCTAATTTTCCAACTATCTCTTTAATCTTATCTATTCTCTCTTGTAGATTAGATGCATCCTGCGTTGTCACCTTTCCTGTTCCCCCTGTTGGAATAGGTTTGTTTAACTCTAGGTCCCAAATAGATTTTTGATTAAACTCCACCCCAAGTTTTATAGCCTCATCAAGTTTAGCTTTAGGTATAGCTACAGAAACATCTAGGTCAATTAAGTTGTTTTCTTCATCATACCAAGTTCCCACCACTATAGATTCATGCTGGTCTAATATAAATTGATTTTCACTTCTAAAACTATCTAAGTCTGATTTATTTAGCTTGTTTCCTGGTATCTGCTTATTTCTATCGTTAAATATAGATACAGCAGCATATGCCCCTTCAACTTTTCCAAAGAAATTATTAAAACTTGAACCACCACCAGTATTATGTGCTTCTAATTGCTCATTAATATCATACTGGTATTTAGGTGAGTCAAAGTCAGTTGTTCTATCAACAGATTTTAATTGTTGTTGAGGATTAAATACTGCTAGATTTACTGCAGATTCTAACTCTACATCGTCCCTCCTATTGGTTTCACTAATAAACATTGAATCAAATCCTAGAATTTGACTTATAAGATATTCATGTGATTCAATTAAGGCCCAGTTGTCATTATTTTGAAGACTATCAAAGAAAGTTTTTTTATCAACCTTATCGTCTAAAGTTGGTTGAGGAATTATCCTTTCCTGACTAGTATATTCTTTTCCCCCAAGCTCATAATCTCCAGCATATTCTTTTACGTAAGCATCAAAAAGCATATCTGTATGCTCTTTATTTCTAAAATCAAATGGATTCTCTGCTTTAACATACAAAGGAATCGTTCTTAGATTTGTGTATCTATCTTTACGTAATGTTTCACTCTCTATTATATCCATAAACTCGTTGGCCCAAGACTCACTAGGACTCACATAAGCAGTAAGCTGTTCACCAGTTATTACATTTGCTCTAAATGCGTCAAATTCATTTTTAGTTCTATGATAATACACTACAGGATTTCCATTTTTATCCACAATTTTAGAATTGCCAAACCATTCTTCAAACTCAGAGGAGTTTTCTGGTGGTGCCAATTGATATTTTGCTTCAATAGGGTTTGTTCCTTCTGATTTCTCGTTTATATTTAAACCACGTGATGTAGCTTGAGTAAACACCTTTTGAACGCCCTCAAGGTCTGTTAAATTACTTAAATCCTCTAAGGTTAGTTCTAATGGTGGGGTGCCTATATCTTTCCCAAACAGGTATTTTACTATAGATTTAATATATGATTTAGCTTTACCTAAAATAGACTGGTCATCTTCATATTTTTGTAATCCTACATCAGCTAAAAACTCAGATAGAGCTTCTTGCATAACCTTATCCATATTAACTATATCAGCCTCATTATCTGTTGGGAAACCATTTTTATCTACACCATATCCTTTTTTAGCCCATTTTATATAATAACCATCTTTTATTTTTCCTAGGTCTTTTTTAATATTGGCAAGTAATTTTTTAACTTCTGGGTTTGTTTCAGCCAACTTATGTAATGAAGTCACAAATGGATGTGCTGACTCATGGAACATTGTATTAGGATTTGCAATATCTAGATTGATATGCATTTGTGGTGTTGCACCCTCCAAACCAGCTTCAAAAGATATACCTCTACTTGTTGTCACCACTGGTTGACCAATACTAGAAAAGTAAGATTCTAACTGTGCTCTATCCATATGAACAGTTACATCAAATCCTAATGAATTATACAGCTTCTTGACTATTTTTAAAACTGCAACTTTTCTTTTATAAACATCACCAGCATATTTATCATATTTTGCTATTAATGCATCTATATCTTCAATAGTCATCTCTCTGCTATCCCAGAGTGGGTCAGGAGAAACTTTTTGTTCTTTAATTTTCTTTCTCTTATTTCTTTTAGATGTAGTTGATTTTTTTCTACTAGTTTCTTCCTTTTTTTTCTGCTCTTCAACACCAGACTCTTCTGTAGCTTCTTTTATCATTTTCTCAACATCCTTCATGCTTATAACATCAGCTTTACCAGTGTTAATTATTGAATTAACAAGGAAGTCTGCTGCTGATTTAGCTCTTATTTCATTATTAGATTCTATACTTAAACCTGCTGTATTATTTATACCATCTATGAATTGTTGTTGCGTTATTTTTCCCTCATTTCTTTGCTTTTGAAGTCTTCTGAACTTTGCCCTAGCTTTCTTTTTTATAGATTCATTTTGTTCATTATCTAACATAACAACACCACCAAGTTTTCCTGATGTATCCTTAGATAATCCTAAAATCTCTCCTTTATTATCTCCTTCTACAATTAATTCATTATTAGGTGTTACTGATAAGGTTTTACCTTCATATTTCAACCCTACAGTTGATAGTCTTTTTCTACCAGTTCCAGCATCTTTTATTTTTATACCTCTACCTTTACCTGGAGTTTTTAAAATAAACTCACCTTTTTTATTTTTCTCTAAGATTCCTTTTTTTCCTTTGTAGGAGACTGGTTTTCCAATGTTTTGGTTGAGGGTTGTTCTATCTTGTTCGTTTGCAGCATCTTCAATAGCTTCTCTAATACTTTTACCTTTAGCTCCTCTGGCAGTTCGTTCAGCCTTTCCTGTATCTCTAGTGGTAGTTGTTTCATCTTTTTTAGTTGTTAAGTTAGTAACGTCATTTTCTAATTTCTTTAATATACTTAGGTAATTTTTCTCTTCTTTTGTTAAATTTTCCTTAGCATCTAGTTCTGTTATATCTTGGTTTATAGAAGATAAATATGCTGCCTTCTCGCTTTCTGTCAAAGACTCTCCCTTAACTATTTTTCTTATAAGAGCTTTAACACCAAAAGGAACATCTCTCCCTTTCATATACTTGCCTAAATATTCTTTAACCCCTCCATCTAAATTCTCATAGTAAGTATATAAAGCATCACCAACATCTTGACCAGTTAATATTTTCTGAATAGCAGACTCTGTCTCCTTTATCATCAACTCAGCTTCACTTTTCTCATTTGCATCTAAGGAACCCTGGAAAGCCTCTGCATAACCCTTCATTTCTAGTAGATGCATAATCTCCATTTTTGAAGATTCAGATAAGTTGGTTGCGTTGTTTGATTTTAATATTTTATTTAATGCTTCAAATTTAGATTTTCCTTCTGTTTTGAGTTTATCTATTTTAGCTTGAGTCATTTCAACCTCTAAACCATTTATCATCATTGTCTTACCTAACATACCATCTAAAGCGTCATAATAACCCTGTTGGTTTAAGTATGCATTAAACCACGCTTCTTTGTATAATCCACCCATTATATGGTCTTTACCAGAGGTATATGTTGAAACAGCAGTTGTTCCACCACCCAATAAAGCTCCAATGACAAACTCTTCCTTAGCAACGTCCCAATCCCAATTTGTATTGAAATTAAACTCTCCATAATACTTGTCTTTTATTTGGTCTACACCATAATGTTGACCAACCTCTTCAAGACCTTCCATTGTCCCATAATAAGCTACATTACCTAAAACTTTTTTTCTATATGCTCTATTAACAGCACTAGTAGTAACCCTGCCCTGTATGTTATCCATCATTTTATCCCTAAGCTGTTTCTTAACCCCACCCCTTACAGAAGCAGAAATCATACCTACATCAGGGGTTATTATCTCAACAAGAGATGTTACAAATGATGCTTGAGAAGCAAAATCAGTAGCCTCTCCAGGAAGCATACCCTGGTCTAAACCCTCTCTATAAAAATCATCATAAACCCTTAAGTGAGTTGCTCCAGAAAGACCACCCATGAAAGCATATCTCTGACCCCTTTGACCATATCCTAGAACCTTTGCTCTACCCATAGCCAATCTACCTATTGTCATGTCTATGGCAAAACCCCCACCAGCATGAACAGTATTATAAAGAACACTTCCCCACCTTTTATCGTATTGTATAGGGTATTTATCTTGATTTGAATTATACTCACTAATAATTTCTTTATATTCATCAGAACCAGGCTGAATAATTCTTCCATCATCTCCAAATATATTTGTGACTTGCCCCTGCTTATTAAAAGTCAACCTTTTTCCCTCAACGTCTGTGTACCAATATTTTCCCCAAGCCTCTGTATTTAATTGAGAAGCTTTAAGAGACCAAGATGGGTTCATCGCATTAAAATAAGTATTAGCATCTAAATTTGCAGTAATATTGTCTGCCAGCATATCTGCCCCATCATATATATTCTCATCAGTAAAAACACCTTTAATCCACCTTGGAGAAGCAGCAACATTTCTAACAAATGTGTTAAATAAGTCATTTGTTATTACAGCCCCTTGTCTAATTTGTTTTCCTACCCAAGTTGCTTCTTCAAAACTTTTATTAGCTTGGTTTTGTTTAGCTCTTATAGCTTTAACATATCTAGCATAGTCATCTTCACCATCATCTAATGACTGGTAGTATGCTGCAACATTATTAAATGAGTCTATTAGTGTACTGTGTTCAGGAACCTCGCTATTTTCTTTTTTAAATATTTCATGCTCTTTTAGTAGTTCTTGCCACCTGCCATTAAAAAAAGCATTATAGTCAGTAATTAATTGATTATACCTCTCTATATCTGAATTAGACATATTTCTAGTATCTACTTGTCCAGTAGCATGTCTTGGAAAATCACGTATTAGAGATTCTTGTTTTTCCAACCAATCTAATCCAGCAGATAATTGAGCTCCTAATGCTGCTGTTTTTTGATTAACACCACTGTTGCTCATATTTTTCTCATTAGAATCTAGTATAGGCATTAGAGAATTTAGCACAAAACCTGTAGCTCTTTCTTTTAACTCACCCTCTAAAACCTTTTTTCTCTCAAAACCCTCACCCTCTTCATCAGTTGCGTAAGAAACCTCCCCATACTCATTCTGCTTTTGTCCAATCATGTCAGTAGAATACCTTAAGGGGTATTCGTCTCTATTTGAGTGGTACTGGTGAGCTATCTTGTTAAATTCTTTAGAGTCTTTTTTTATCACCTTATACCTTTTCTTTTTCTTCCCCACTTTCACACTCATATCTGTTATCTCTCCATTTGCATCTATCATTAAATGATAATCACCAACTTCTGTTTCCCACACCTCACGCATTGTTCCAATTTGTTGAGTATAATATTCGTGCATCTCTGGATTAAACTCCTTATAAATCTCCATTATCTTGTCTGCTAGTAAATCACCATTTTCAACACCTTCCTTGAGCTCAAATACATTAAGATAATCAGGGTTTTTATGTATTCTCTCTATAAGGGTTGGTAGTGCAGATGAATATGCTAAAAGTGGATGTCTTCCTTGCGTGTTTTCTGGAGATATAACAACACCTGACTCAGTGTGTTTATATACTTGATTTCCAAGGTGCTCCCAGCCACTAGCTAAATACCCCTCAATATGGGCCTGAACCTTGTCCATTATCTTATCATAGATAAAAGCTCTTGCAACTTGGGTTTCATTAAACCCTGCAAAACCCTCCTCCTGCAACTCTTTATTTGTCACACCAAGCCACCTAAATGGGTGTTTCATAAATCCCCAAAATCCTTTTTGCCATTTAGATGTTTCTATAATATTATTTAAATCCTGAATTTCCTGTTCAGTTAATAAATGTCTAATATCATTAAGGGTGTTTCTATGGTGTCTTCCCTCTTTTGGCCCAAAGGTTTCATCCCACCAAGTTTCAAATGAAGAGTCTTGGTCAAAAACGTCTCCTTCCACCACCTCTTCTTCATCTTCGCCATCACCTAAATCTATACCACTTCTATCTAGCCAAGATAATCTATCATCATCATCAAAACCAATATCAACAACTGGACTTGTTGCTGATGGAACCCACATTCCATCTACATACTCACCTAATCCATCATTTGACCTAGACACAGAACTATACCCATCAGATGGTAATACAGTTGCTTGATTAGCTACAGTGCTGAGACCTCTTTTAAATTGAATATGAACATGCTCACCTTTACCTGCCTCATCTTCTAAAATAACCCCTAATCCACCAGCAGCACCCTCAGTCCATTTTTCAGCCCAGGCTTTACCCTCTTTTGTTGTGTTTACCCATTCTAGAAACTTTTTAGCATTTGGTCCAGTAAGGTCAATAGCTAATCCATGCAAGTGGTAAGAATTTACATCGCCACCTACACTGGTATTTAATTCCTCATCTCTATATGTGCTTTCAACGTTTAGCCCTGGATTTTCTAGCCAAACCTCATTTAGCTCTCTTAATGCATCATTAACTATAGGGTTTACTAAATTTTTTGATAATGTTGGGTTTAAAGATATTCTGTCATTTTCCTTTGATAAAGGAACTAAAGTCTCTTCATTTACAGCTTTACTATAATTAATTCTATCAGACTCATTTGATGGACTTATCTCTGGCTCCTCTTCAGATATTTTTTTCTCATATCCAGCAATAGCACTATTAACCATCTCTTGCAGTGGGTCATCGTTTGTTATGCTTAATGATAATTCTTTTGTAGACAAGCTTAACAGGAAATCTTCATCAGTGATAGATGTAAGTATTCTATTTCTAGTTATTGGTGTAGCACCACCATTTTTGTGGAATAATTGATATTGTGGAGTTGTTGGAGTTGGTTGCTCAATCTCTGAAGAGGCCAAACCACCATCTTCCACATCTGATGTACCACCATCCACATCCAAAGGTTCCCCTCCTTCTGGTACTTCCCCCTCTGGTGCTTCTCCTTCGACTTTTTTTTTTAATCCAATAAGAGTGGAGTAATCTTCAAGAGAACCTGTATAGCCACCTCCTTTAAAGAGATTATAAGAGTCTTTTAAAGCGTTAGGGTTAGAAGCTATAAGACCTGTAAAATCTTCTATACTTCCATTATAACCACCACTTTTAAATAGTTCGTATGCGTCTTTTAAAGCTTGTTCGTTCATTATTATTGATTATATACACCTGTGTTTATATTAGAACCACTACTACTACTGCTGCCACTTGTTAGTTTTTTACAATCTGCATGGAAATCAGGGTTTAAAGAGCATTGATGCATTAGATTTTTTTGTTTCCTTAATAATTCAGCATCTTTTATCATATTCTCATTAATAGTTCCTTGACCCTCTTTAGAGGCACCTAAACCACCAATTCTTCTATCATATCTATTTGCTTTTGTAATTGCTGGTATAACAATATATTCCCCATCTGCAGTTGTTTTATATGGTTTTGATATTATCCCCATTTGTAGTAGGTAGCTTTCATCAGCTTTAGGTAATAACATTTCACCATATAAAGCTCTTTCATAGCTAACATTCTTCTTTTCCTCGTCACTTAATTTTAAATAAGCTTCATCAGAAATAGCTCTACCTTTATAAAATAAAGCCACACCATATGTGTTTGTTCTAAATGTAGCTTGGTCTAGATAAGACGATAATTGATTGGTGTTTTCTACCTGTTTAAATCTACTGTCACCACTTATAAGAGTTACTTCTTTTGGATTTACCTGAACATTAAGATTAACATATCCTGTCTCTCCAGTGTCTATATAACTACCCTCAAATGTGTGACTAGATTCTGATATATCTGTTTTATAATCAGGGTTTTGTGTTTGTGATAGAATATAATTATTATCTTTATCATACACCAAGTCTTGATTAAAGTCTGTTCCACCAATTGTGCTTACTTCAAAATTATAGATAGACTCTACCTGCTTTTTCTTATCAGTAGTTGTTTGACCTGTTTGATGTGCATGTCCAAGTTCATATGCTTTTTGAACAAGGTCTGCTTTAGTTATAATATGGTCAGGACCCTTATCTTGTCTCACTAACACTTCAAGATACTTAGAGTGGCCATTAGTTCTACCAGTTCCAGTTCTATCATCCCAATATCCATTGTTACCAAATATGTGAAACTCTAGAGCTTCGTGGGATTTTTTTTCATAATCCTGATAATTACCTTGACCATCATGAAAAACCAAGTTAGCATATTCTTTGTTTGTATTTGAAAAATTAGAACTATTGGCATTTACTATTTTATCACTAAAACCTAGGTCTGTCAACCAGTCTGCAAAACCTAATTGACCAGTCTCCCAGTCAGTTTCCTGACCTGTATCCATATCAACCATAATAGGAATAGGGTTTCCATTACCATCTAATGCAGCCTTTGTGGGGTCATCTGTCTCACAAATAGAACAATTAGCATCTTGATATAGATAAACAGGGGTAACACCATCTGCTTGAAACACAGTCCTACCATCTAAATCTGTTTTTATTTTTTGAGTCTTATTCCTCTTTCTTGTATTGACAACTAAACGACCATTATCAGCGAAAGAAAAAGTAAAATTCTCACCACCCATACCATTTTCCCAGATGTTTTTCATGTCTTCTAGCCTTTGATGATTTTCTGCGTTATCGTAATTATCTGGGTCTGTACGCATTAATTCAGCTAGAGCATCATATCTCTGTTTTAAATCATCACCATAAGTGTTAAAGGTTGATGCAGCTCCTTGCATATTATGAAGCGTTCTGTGTGCATTTTTACATTCAGGACCACAATCCTCAGAACGAGGGTCTATGTTTAATAAATGAGTGTTGGCCATAGCATATTCATAAGCCTGGTCATTAAGGTCTTCTTGAATTTTCAACATATTCTCATTCTTTGTCCCAAATGTGGCAACACTGAAATCGTATGGCTTAGGTTGTTTAGCACGTTCTTCTTCTGCTAATTCTGCCTCCATCTTTTTTCTTCTCAGATAAATGTCAGCCCAACCCTGTGCCTCAGCAACAAGGTCTCTTTTCCCTACTATTTGTGATACATTAGCTATTGGCATATGTTATGTTATTTAAAGTTTACCTATTGTTCCTCTACCTAAGTTTCTCCACTTAAACTTTTGTTTACCTGATGGCACCCTTGGTTTAATTACGTGACCATGTTTAGCTTTCATTGTTTTTCCAAATTCAGCTTCTGACTCTGGGTCTTCTCCAGCCTCCTTATCCCACTTAGTTAACAATCTGTTCATTAATCTAACTAAACCCTGACCATCATTGGTTTTAATCATGTTTCTGATTTGTTTTACATTTTTAGGTGGAACTATTGCTTCACCACCTGTCATTTCACCTATCTTTTCAGGCTTTCCCTCTTCTCCATTTTTCTGAACTAAATCAATAGGGTTCTTTTCATGAGAGAATTTTCCTGGAGTAACTTCAGCTTCACCTGCATCCATCTGGTCTTTTGAAGGGTTTGGTCCAACAGGTATAGCCTGCTCTAGTCCTTCTGGTGGAAGATTTGGCATTTTATTATTATTTGGTTTTCCACCCTCTCTATATTTTTTTCTCATTTTATCTTTTAATTTTACTCTAGCCCCACTTTTAGCAAACATACTGGTAACTGTACCAATACCTGCGTCAATAGCACCATATTGTTGTTGTTGGTAAGATGCTAAATTAGATTGAGCAGCCATCACATCTTCTCTAGCATAATCAGCCAATTGAGCTTGTCTAGCATAATCAGCCTTTTGCCTATCTTCCTGCATAGTTCTTAATTTTCCTCTTTCTTCAACGCCTGCTTTTAATCCAGCTCTCTGTGCAGTGGCTTGTTCAGTTGCTAACTTACTTTCCTGTGCTTCTCCAGCTCTAGCAGCAGCAAATGGGTCTACCCTAGAACCACCCCTAGTGGCAGCAGCCATAGCACCTGCTCTTGCTCTTTCAGCAGCCTCTTGTCTTCTTTGTATCTCTGTACCACCAAGTCCCTCTTTCATCTTCTCGATTTCAGGAGACATGGTTAATTTTTGCCTACTGTTTCTAAGCTCTTCCTCTTTAGCTAATTGAGCCTGCCTATCAGCTTCAGCCTTAGCTATATCCTGCTTAGACTGTTTAGCTCCCTTTATACCAGAAATAAGCCCACCAATAAAGTATTTAGCAGCCTGTAAACCTTTTAATTTTCTTTTTGGCTTTGTATGACCCCATCCTTTCTTTTTTAACAACATATGCTCTTCATAGGTTTTAGCCATTTTGCCTTCACCTGATTTGCTATACATCATATGTTTTTTGAAATTTTTTCTAGTTTTAGCCATAATTTTACAAATATAGTAATTATTATTTATTTATTAGTAAGTTCGCTGTTAATTACATTTGCATTTGCAGCAAATAAGTGAACTTTATCTTTTGTTCTTTTCGTTAACCTTGTCCACATATAATGACCCTTTAACCTGTCTCCATCTATTGAGGCATTTTTTACAACAAACATAAATGTATTTGTTAAACTTGCAGAAGCATTACCAGTTAGTGTTATTACAGTGTCAGTTATACTATCTATTGTTCCAATTATGGTTTCTGTTCCACTGTTATCATAATAAATAATATCACCACTTTGTAATCCTGCAGACAAAAACGAAGCACCTGTTAATGTTGTTGAATCGTCAGCACATGTACAGCTTCCAATACCAAAATATTCTCCACCTGATGTGTTTGTATTACCAAATGGTATATGTGTGCTAGCAACCTCTTCTCTTGTTACCCAAGTTCCTGCATTTGTAGCTGTGTTCTCATAAGATGTTCTGTGTGTTACTTCAGAGCTGTTGATATTTGTTTCAAACTTTGCTTTATACATTGTTGTGTCAGCAGTTATCACAAACACATCAAATAAAGCATTTCCAGATGATGTACTACTAGCTGCAATAAAAGCATTAACTTCACCAACACTTGTAACAATTGTGTCTGCATCAGTTATAGCAGTAATAACACCTAAAGTTCTAAGAGTTCCATTATCGTTATACCATAAAGAATCTCCAACAGCTATATCGTTTGCTTGGAAGTTTATATTTGTAGCCTCTATATTTGCACTACCTGTTGTAGCTACCACTGATGCGTTACCACCATTTGTAGATGTGTTAACAAGTGGAATAACCTCTTGTTTATCTGCACCCTCTAAGGTTAAGTTGTTCCAGGTTTTTACAGAAGAAACATCTCCATTAAAAGGAAACTCTATTATGGATTCATCTGGGTATGGATTGTCGTAAAACATTGTGTGATTAGTAGCGTCAGAATCATGCTTGTATAATATACCATTTTTAAATGATATAAATATTCTATTTAATGTCGCATAGTAATCAGGGTAAAAAGTGTAGAAGCTAGTCCATTTATTAGCCCCCTCATTGAAGGCTATGGTTTCAGCTTTGTTTGCTATTGTGACACGTCTACCTCCATCTCTTATCATAATTGGTACATCTTCATCATAAATTGCATCTCTTACGTTGTCTCTTAACACATCAGTATTTAAGTTGAGGGCTGTAACTCCATCTTCCCTTAATGAGTTTGTGTCAAAATCCCTATCACTAGTTGTCCAAACAGCCAACTCCTCATCTGTTGTTCCTACAGTGTTTGAGTAAACATTTGGGAATGTGACAACATACTCACCATGTCTCCTATCATACCCACCTAGTATAAATAATCCACCATCTAGTAAATCATCATATTGGGATTCTAATATATTTTCATATAAATCCATCTTGTCTCTAAAGAAGTCCTTCATTTTATAATCAGAAATGACTGTAATGCCATCACCACCTATTCTAATAGCAGCCCCTCTCCTTATATCTATAAAATATATTGTCTGTTCATGAACAGCAACAGATTCTGGGTTTAAGCATGGACCAAAATCACCACTTGTGTAAGTCTGCTCTTCAGGTAGAATATTTGTAGATAGTGTTAATCCAGCATCTCCATCAGGAGAATTTATAATATTCTTACTAATCATTAGTGTAGAACATTTATTTTCTTGCATCATAACAAGGTTTGTTTCTGTAGCTACAAGTTTTTGTATAGAACCCTTTGTTATATCATAATCCATATATGGTCTTTGACTAAAATTAAAAGAATGCAATCCATTAAATTGTGTGTCAAGAGTATATACATCAGAATATGTTATAGTAGCCTCTCTTCTTTTAGCTTTAGCATAAGGACTAGATATATGTGGCCTACCTATATTATTATGATTAGTTTGCATAAAGTCGTTTAAGAAATAATCTTCAAAAAACTGACCAGGGACAGTTACAGCAGCAGTGCTGAGGTCCCTAGATTTATACCATACATCACCTCTCCTAAATCTACCTGTTGCAGGAACGTCTGAATCAACATTGTCTCCAGCTATATAGTCAGCATCTGGTTGTTGAACCTGCCCTCCTGCACCACCTGCATGTCTTCTGGCTTCTGTTCCAGGTTCAACTATAGCATGCCTTTCAGAAAATTCATAATATAAACTTTCTTCTTCATTTGTGTTTTTCTTAGGCCTATATATTTCAACTCTAACCCCAGCCCATTTTGTTATTTCACCATCCACCTCACTGTCTATATTATATCCTGGCACTTTTGGGTCATCTAATATAATAAACTTTCCAGGTTTTGCTTTAGCTGGTTGATTTAATTCACCACCAGCAGGGGAGTCAGGACTTAATTTAACTTTACCTGACCTACCATCCTCCATATCTTCAGGGGCATTTGGGTCATAATCAAACCTACCAGGATAGTGACCAACTTCACTGATTTTAAAATCATAATATGTTTGAACATCTGTATCAGGATTTGTCATTACAGTACCATTAGAATCTGTTAATATCCTTATTCTATCGCCCTCAGCAAAACTCCACTTACCAACAAGAGACCTATTTCTATTTCCATAACTCCAATCTCTACCATCCATTGTGTTTAATGATATGTATATTTTTGAATCTGCAGTTGCCTCACCTTGGGAGGTTCCAGCTTTTGCTCCTTTATTAACATAAGCAGCGTCAATCATAAATTGCAGAAACTCACCAACAGAAGAGTTTCTTGCGTATACCCAATGATAATACCTCGCCCAAACAGGTGGTTTATGATATATCTTCCACGCAATATCAGCAGGTTGTAGTTTTTCTGCATTACTTAATGCATTGTTTGTATAATTAAAACTACCATCCTCATCTAGAAACTGCTTATATTTTCTTTCTGTTGGGAATGCTACATAAACAGAAGAGTTTCTGTCAGGGGCAGCAGGGGTAGGTTCATTTAACATAACAGTAGAACTTCTTCCCTTTTCGTCATAATAAACCAAACCAAATCTATGCCAAGCACCAGACTTAAAAGTAGATGCATCATCTACAATTTTAATATTGTTTTCTAATGTATCATTTGTGTTATTTGAGTCTTCCCATATAGTTCCTTGCTCTAGTGCAGGGGAATATGTAAATTTAGAGTGCCACTCTGGAGCACTAGGCATGTACCTTTCAGTATCATCCCAAGCTTTAGCTCGACAACAAAAATCACATGGTTGACAAGCAAAATCATTACAGTCAAAAGTCCTGTATCCTGATGAACAATTACAACTACCACATTCAGTAAAATCTCTATAAGTTCCATTACTACTTTTCATAACATGTAGATTGGTTGTTTCTTCCCCAGTACACCTTCTATAATATATTATTGGATAATTTTGAGAACAGTTACCATTTGGGTAACCAGTGCTTTCGCTTATAGTTTGTCCAAATGGGTGCCAAAACATTCTTATAACATTATCATTTCCAAAATCACTATCAACCTTCTCTATTGTTTTTAAATGCATCTCTGCTGATGTTTGGAGTGGAGCATCCCAATCTCCATAGTTAGGAGTGCAATCAGAATCGCAACTATCACTACCCCTCCAATAAGGTCTTATTGGTTCTCCCCAGTAAGGGTTAGTCTCTTCAGTGCCTCTATAGTCTGGTATAGTTGGGGGGTTAGCCACCTGGTCGTAGTTACATATTATTTTTATATCTTCAATAAATTCATCAATAAGAGCAGGTATTCCACCTCCACCTACTGTTTTTTCTAAATCTATTTGATAACCAAAATATTTATAATCAAGAAATCCATCACTAAAATAATTAGGCCACCAAGCACCTTTACAATCTTGCTTATACCTAAGCTTCTGTCCAACTCTAATTCTAAATTTTTGACCAAACTGTGCTACTGTTGGAAAGGTTATTATACTTTGTAATTGAAAAGCTCTCGCATCAATCGCCAGAGCCTCTCTTGGTTGTGCCTGAGAATCATAAGTCATCTCTGGGTGGTCAGGGAGATACATCCATCCATTCCAGTTTGGGTGGGCATTTATAGAGTCAGCACCAAGTTTTGTGCTACCACCAAAATTTTCTTCAGTCAAATCGTATTCCTGTATTATACCAGCATCAAAACTAGAACCACCTAAAGTGTACCAATTAGTATCACTATTATCGCTTGTTGGGTTTATTATTGTAAACTGGATTTCATTTCCATATTCAGGCATTAGTTCAAAATGTGGCTTTACTTGGTCAAATCCATCTACATAATTACCATAAGCCAATCTATTTTTTCCAATTATCTCTTGAGCTTTTGCCCTTAAAGGAACCTGGTCAAACAACTTTCCAAAAGCAACAGGGTCAACTTGACTGTACACACCATCGTTTCTAAAATCTATATATCCTGTTGGTTGGTCTTGATGCTGTGTGCTTGAACCATCTGTATTGTAAGTATTTATATATGGAGTGTTTGCATTTTGCATAGATGTGTAGCCATAATATAGACCACCAGTATCAGAAGTATCAGTAGTTTCAGACCATGTTGAATCATAATAATAATTATCTACAGTTGCTATAAGGTAAAACTCACCCTTATTACCCTCATCTGGAGATGTCTCTATATAAGAACACTTTCTAGCAACTATCTCTATTTTCTCAACATCAGCAGGCCCATTGTGATACCACACTCTTATTTCGTTATATAAGTTCTGTTTACCTTCATCCACCATGTTTGTTCCATATTGTGGTGGTGGAAGAACCCAGCTCCATTCAGAATAAGCACCTTGCTCATTGTTTTTATATATATATCTATAAGCAAACTGCCAAACGTGACCATATAGATTATTTTTCTTATAAGCAAATTCTAACTCGTCCCTACTCTCCACTAGACTAAGTGGTATATTTGAATAACTTATACCATTTGCAGGTATTTCTGGCCCATATTGCATAGTTTGTTGTAAAATTATTGGTCCAACAGGACCTATTGGTGTATAAGGGCTGGTAGATACATTTCTAATTGGTGTCTGGTTTTTATATATTGGAGGTGGTGGTTTATATTTACACACATCAATATATTTTAATTTATGCTCAAAATCAACAAGACTATAAGTTGAACCATCTGCTGCTGCGAAAAACTCAAATGGGTAAGATGTCTCTATGGGAAATGCTGTTCTTGGATTAGCATTGTAATTTCCATTTGCGTAATAAGCAGACCAACCTGTTTTAGCTTTTTCTACGTTAATATACTTTGGTTCATTATTTCTAAGCTCCCCCTTATTGTCTATATATGTATTATCACAAGTCCAATATAATAAATCATCAATTTTGTTAATACCTGTTATAAGGGTATTTTTATCAAATCTAAGAACATTATTGATTTCTTCACCTGCATCCCTATACACAGTAGATATTGTGTCTGTGTTGATATTATACTCTAATATAAGGTGATATGCTTGAACGTTCCATATAAAATAATAAAGACACTCCTTTTTCTTATCTTCATAAGAACCAATAACTTTATATTCACGTGCAGAACCTAATGTTGCTTCTGAATAAGTTTCACTGGTTGTACCCCTTACATTTTCAACAAGCATAGTTGTATTATCCTCAGAAGATAATATTCTTATATTTTGGGCATAGAAATAATCTCCATCAGGCATAACCCTGGCATCATCATCTCTGTTAAGTCCACCTTGAAAATTCCTTTTATCTTGCATTTATTTATATTTTAGGAGCTTGCTTGAATGGTTTTCTTATTGTTTGTAAAGCTTCTTGTTTTGTGAAACTCAACATTCTTGCTCTAGCAAGCCTCTTTTGGTTATAATAATCTGTTTTAGCAGAAGTCTTTTCTCCTGGGTCCACAGCCCTCTTTCTATGTATAGACTTCCAATATATATATGCTCTCATCGCATCAGCCATAAACTCATGTATAACAACTTTTCCTTCTTTTGGGTGTATAAGAGAATTAGATATATATTCTAAAATTATCTTTTTACCAGATAGTGCAGAGGTAAATTGTATAGTGGAGTTCTCTAAATCAACTCTATAATATCCATTAGCATTATTTCCTCCACCAATTCCATATTCTTGAGAATATTCAAAATATGATGGATTTAATTCATCGTCATTAGATTGAACAGAATTAGCTACAGTGGATATTAGTGACTTTTTATTTCTAAGACCAAGAGGGTGTAAATCACCATCTTTACCATATACAGCTATTTTTATATACTTAACATAATCACTTGGTAAATTGACAGTTAAAGTGTTAGAATCAACAACAAGCTCTACTGTTTTATTTCCTCCACCAACATCAAAACTGAGCTCTTTCATTCCTCTCATACCTAACTTAAAGTATCTAAGAAAATCATTCTCACTTGTTTTTCCTTCTTCAATAAGAAGCTCGTTTATTATTTCTTCTAACTCTATATACATTATACTATATCTATGTTATCATTTACTACATCCTCTTTGGCTGCTCTCATTGTTGTAAATGTAGCAACTAAGGATTTTATTATTTCTGACAAAGCATCTTCTGGAACTGGGAACTCTTCATTCATTTCATAAACACCTGATTTAGCAACCATCCAAACATTTATGTGCATTGGATACCTGTTTGGGTCACTATATTCCATATTGGTATTTGCAACAACATCTCTAGGATTCTCATTGTATAGATATAGCTTTGCTCTCCCATGGTCTCCTGTATCTGAAAATGGACCAGGATTATCACTTTGATGAAATCTATCTGGACCTGTTAAACTATCTTGTCTATACCAAAACTTTTTACCACTAAGAAGTATTGCGTCATCATACATTCTAGAATACATGCCAGGATTAGGCATCCTAGAGTAACAATACAGCTCTCTATAATTTAACCTCTCTGATGATTTATGCATATGCTGACCACCAAAATCGTCAGCACTTATTGCTCCAGATATTGTGCCCTGTGGCTGAAATCTAACATCGTCAAATCCACCTAATGGAGTTTCCTCTTCTATTGATATTTCAGCACCAGAACCACTTGCTGGGTTTATATATGCCCTTATGCCATATATTTTTAATATACTAGCATATTTATTTACCCACATTTTAGCTAAGTTCTGCACAGTAGGAACTCCATAACCAACATCACCAAAGTTTAATGCAATCATGTCTTCATGAGTAAGTTCAATATAGGTGTGTAAAACAGTAGACCCTTTAGATTTAACTCCATGAATATCATCTCCAAGCTCTTTTAGTCTGCTGTTCTTAGAGTATTCTATTGTAATACCAAAACCTCTTGCAGGGTATATTCCTGCTGTATCAGTAGCTTCAGTAAGTGTTGAAACCTTTCTTGTTCCTACTCCTTGAGCACCATCACCTGCACCACCATCTAAAAAGTCAACAACCTCAGAGTTTGTTAGAACAGATTTGATAGCCCATTCGCTTGGCATTGTACTTAGAGTGGGACCCATATAAAAATCAGTATATGTACTGTGGAAATGAAGAGATATTGTTGGGAAATTTTCTGTTGCTATTTCATCTTGTGCCCAGGTCATTCTCAACCTGTTTGTATTTAAAAACTGCTGGAAGTCTTTATTTCTATTAAGGCTTGATAGTAAAGCATTTGCATTTAAGTTGTGTAAAGTTGTTTCATCAGAACCTCTTCCTGATTGATTTTTATAGGTAAATTGAAAGCTATATTTTTTAGCGTTAGCTTCAGTTTGTCCAAACAACAATGAAAACACAAATTTGTTTCCTATATCATGATGACCACCTGCCTTTTTATTTTGAAACTTAATTTGATACTCACTATCAGCACCCAAGTTATGTGTTTCTGAATCATCTGATGCAATTAAAATATCAAGCTTATCCCTTCTAACATCATATCCAGATGTTGTATTGGTTCCTTCATAAACATCAGTTATTTTACAAACTCTATATATACCACCATCATTTGGTAGATTAACTGGTTGATGAGGTAAATAAACATAAGGTCTACCACCACCACCATATAGGTGGTCAACGTATATCTGACATCTATGAACACTTATAAATTCATTTGGCAATTCATGTTCTCCTAGAGTAGCATTTTCTAGTATTGTTTTTCTAACTAAAGCGTCTCTCTCTTGCTCTAATAGAGCACCCACTTCTTGTTTTGTAATTTTTGAGTCATCATTTAACTGACCTCCATTTACAATTTTTAATACCTGTTCTACTATTTGTCCTTTTAGTGCCATTATTGTTTTGTTTCTAATACTTTAGCTGTACCATATTCAACTACTGTTGCCTCTCTTAATGCTACACCTAAGTAAGATAATATTCTATGAGCAATTTCTTGATGAGTTGTTGGTGGTAATACTAACTGTGTTGAGTTTGTGACATTATATATTTCTATATTATTCACAGTTGAGAATGCCCAAACTGGAGCAGTTGGTTCAGATATATATGTTAATAATAAAGTCCCAGTAGTCTGATTAGTTACACCAGATGTAAATATTTGTATACCATCACTTGTTATGGTTCCAACAGGAAAATCATCTGAAGGTGGGTTTAAAAAACTATTTCTTCTTGTGTTTACATCTCCATGTCCAATCATATCTACTTCTAAACCATTAAAACTTGCACCTAAAAAATACAGATAGTTTGCTGGAAAAGCAAAATTACCATTTGCATCAGGTGTTAAGTTGGTTTCAAAAGTTATAACTTCTCTAATCTCATCGTGTAATTGAGAGTTTTCTCTAAATCCATTAACCATACCATCTGGTGATGGATTACCTACCCTATCCTTTATTAAATCTAATTGTGCTCTTGTAGCTAATAAGTTAAATTCAGTTGGTCTAATCCAACCTCTATTCTCCTTGTTAGCCATTAATTGTACAAACCTATATAATTCATCTATTGTCATAATGTACAAATATAATAAAAAAAAGGGGGCTACAAAAGTAACCCCCCTTAAAAAACAGATATGGGTAATTTTATTAACTGTTAAATTTATCTATTTGTTTTCTCATTTCATCTAAAACAAGCTGCCCATCCTCTTGTAAGCAGTATCCAGAAAAATGGTCTAAAGGTTTTATGCCAACAGGGACATGACAAATTAAATTAAGTTCATTACCTCTTTTCCAAGAAACTCTATTTGACTGAATAGATATAATACCATAATCTTCAGCATTTAATATTGTTTCTTTAATGTCTGTCATAGGGTCATCTAATCCTGCAATAAAAGAATTTGGAGCTTTCTTAGCTAATACCTTCATGTCATATCTAATCTCCTCTGTGCTTTTGTCAACATTAACACCCAATACTTTAGCATAACCAATAAGCTTGCTAATAGGCATTTTAAGAGCAAGATTCATAGCATCCATTTCTTTCATTTCTTTAGTTAACATTTCTTTAGCAGTAGAAGCTTTATCAACCATTTTAAATGAAATTCTTTTATCTCTCATTCTATTTGGGTTGCTTCCATTAGCATTACAATTATCTAAAAAGTTTTTTAGAGTTGGATTTTGATGATTCACAGCTAAAACACCCTCAGTAAATATAATAGGTGATTTTACTTTAGCGTCATCTTTCTGTTCATCTTCATAGATAGAAGATTCTCCAGGTATATATCTAATCTTTCTATTTACTCTTTTTATTGGGTCATATATAACATCTTCTGCTCTCATCATATAAACAACAGGAAACTGTTTTCTATTTGTTCCTTTAATTCTTTTACCACCAGTTAACCTATATAGGCTTGGTTTTTCTGACTTCTTACCAAAAGATTGATTAACAAAAGGGTTAGATTTTTTAGGCATTGGAGGAACTTCAAAGCTCTCCTCTGCTGGAGTTGCCACAACAGTTTCAGTAGCTACTGATACATCTTCTGTGGTCTTTTTCTTTGGGAATGTTTTTTTCTTTGTCATTTTATTAAATATTAAATTAAAAATTAAATTAAGATACCTTTGGAGGAGGAGAAACTCCCCCTCCTTAGATATGTTCTTTAGACTGCCTATATATCATTTCAAGACAGTTACCTATTAAGCAGGGTTATCAGTCAGTATTGTGAAAGCTTGAACAATATCAGCACTAGGCTTGATAGAGTTGGCAGCGTCCATAATCACAGCAAATCCATTACTCTTATTGTTAGGTGTATTAATAACTTCTACAATATCTCTAAACGCTGCTTTGTGAGCATCGTCAGTAGTAAATTCTATAGTTATCTTGTCAGTACCTGAAGTGTCGTTAGCTTCATCTGTACCTGCTGCTTGAGCAGAGTCAAAGTACAAATCAAGTTCATCAGCATCTTTAGATACCACACCTTTCAATTTAGAAAGTGGATAGCACACTGCGTCTGGTGCAGTGCTTGTGTTTGAGTTGAAGTTTCCATCTGAGGCGTTCATAAAATATAACATTTTCATATTTATATAATTTTAAAGATTAATACTAAGCTGTAGCAGCTCTTAATGTCGCTACAACACTTGTTATATTACTATTTAAAAACTCAGACCCAACTACATCTGCAACCACAATAAAACCATTATCCCTGGAAAAAGGTTCGTTTATCTTATCAAGAATACTAGCCATAACAGATTTCTGAGTATTAGCTGTAACAGTTAACACCATAACATCTGTTTCTTCACCAACACCACCCTCATCAGTAACAAGAGCAGACCTTTTCATAGGTTTGAATCTCATATTTAGAGTTGTGCCATTAGTGTCGCCAGCTTGAGTATCAAAACCCAAAAAGTCAGAGACCTTGTACATAGCAACTTCATCTGCTGCTACATTTCCCCCTGCCTTAGCTTCTTGAAAGTAGAAAAACTTTTCAACATTTTTTTCCATGTTATAAAACTTTTAAAAGGTTAATAATTAAGATTTCTTGATTAACATAAATCTGTTAGGTGCAAACCCTTCAAATCCTCTCTCAGTTCTATAGTGAGACTTCAAGTTATCTTCAGAATTAGTCTTATTCTTAAGAACAGCAGAACCTGTTAACCAGTGCTCCATTTCTCTTGAATAACCATTTGCAGCTTTATATCTGATTCTAAGTGATGGTATCTTTGAACCACTCTTAGCATCTCTTTGAGTATCCATAGGAATACACATACCATATCCTGCGTAGTTCATACCAGAAGCTCCTAATAATTTAGGGTGATTAAACACATCATAAGTTTTCTTATGGAATGTATATCCACCTCTAGTGAAAGAGTTAAACCCTAAGTTTAGAGCCATATCTTTCTTATTTTGGAACGTACCATAGTTAGCACCACCAGCAGCATAAGCACCTTGAGCAGCTAATAAATCGTCAATATCTAAAGATAAATCAATACCAGCGTAAAGAGCCATCTCTTTAGCACCTCTATATTTATCTAAAGACTTAACCATAGCGTCAAAGTCTGCCATAGTAATTGAAGCAGAACCTAAATCCATAGACTGACCTTTATTCTCAATGAAAGAAAGTAAACCTTCAGTTGAAGTTAAAGTTGAAATACCAGTATTAGAATTTGTTTGACCCATGATTAATTGCAACTCACAATAATCTAAGAATCTTTTATAAGTATCAGCCTCACCTTTTAGGTACCATAAATAACCTGAACCCATCTTTTCGTTATCTACTTTAAAATAGACCACGTTAGTAGCTTCAGTACCTGACACCTCAAACGATTCCTTAATAATCATACATTCATTTGTATATGTATGGATTCTAGGCATTAAAGATGAAGGTTGGTCTGTATTCTCAGCCCACATGTTACCTATAATAGCAAATTCATATTCTGTAGAAGCACTTAGAGACCAAGTTCCATCAAATGCTTGAGCATCAACATCACCATCAGAAGCAACAGCAGTTACATAACCTAACTCTCCATTAGGAGCTAATAAGATGTCTCCAGCTCTCACTGGTGTATCAGTATTAGAACCAATAGATTGGTCGCCATTTAACTGGTCTGTATTGTCCTGCTCTGTATACTCAAAGTGGTATGCAGTATTAGCAGAAAAACCTGTTCCTGTTGTTGATAATTTTACAACGTTGTGAATAAACGCCTCTTCATAATGTTCAAATTTTGTTTGGGTACATTCTTTTTTAGCACCCACTAATTCAAGAAGTCCAGTAATACCTTGATTACCATACCTCTTGACAAAGTTCTCGTCTACGTCTCGCTTATGCATAGCTAAAGCAGCAGTAGTTAGAGCACTTACGTAATTGTCCTGGGTTGCTAATGCAACACTTGTTGGATTTAATATCATCCCAGAACCTAAACTTACACTTGCCATAATTTAATAATTTTAAGTTTTTAATAATTTATTTTAATACACTTTTAACCCCATAGAGTTGAGTCACCAAAAATTTGGTCACTTATTTGTTTATCTACAGAGTTATTACTCTTGTTATCAGTTACTTTAGCAGGTTCAAAAGATGGATTCTTAATCTGTTTAAGGACTTGTTCAGAACCTTTAGACCTGTATTGACTAGCAACACTTTTAACTATATTGCCTTGCAGCTTCATAGCCATCATGTCTAAAGCTAAACTTTCTCTATCTATATTTCCCTGCTCATCCATATATGGAGAGAAAAAATCATCTAAATTAGATAATGCCTCTCCTACAACTTGTTTATCTTCTTCTGTTAGTTTATAATCAAAACTTTCATTTTCATTAATTTGAAAAGTTAAAGATTCAATGCTATCTAACTCCTTATCCATTTGGTCATAAAATTCCTCTCTTGATTCCTCATGTTGCCTTTCAATTTGTTGAATTTCTTCATCAGAATATGTGTCACTAGTTTCGTCTGGTGACCAATACTCTTCCTGAAGTTCTTTCAACTCACCTCTTGCTTTAGAGACATCTCTTTTAAGATGAATTTTTCCCAACTGGGTTTCTTCTGAGCTGTATTTATCCTCATCCTGCTTGTATGTACTATTGTAAAATAGGTCTATTTCTTCCTGATTAAGTTCTGGGTTTTCTAGAGACAAGTATTCCTTTATAACCTCAGCGTCAGACATTTCGTCATAATTCTGAGTTTGTGTTTTAAAGTAATCCTGTGCACTCCTTCCTGTTTCAGAAACAAATCTATTAAGTTCTTCTAGCTGTTCGCTAGCAAAACCTGGCCTATTCTCGCCTTCTAAGTCATCTAATAAATCGTCTAAATTATCATAATCTGTGTTATACGTTTCGTTTAACATAGATAGAGTTTTATCATACGAATCATTATCTGGCTCACGATACTCCTGCTCCTCAGGTGCTTCCTGGGCCTCAGGGGTAACTTCTGGTTCATTCTCATCAGTACGAGAATCTGATTTCAAAGAGCTTTCTACCACCTCCTCTGGACTTTCGCTTTCAATAGCCATTTCCAAAGGCGATTTTGATTGTTCTGTTTCACTTACATCTCCAGTCAAATCAATTATATTATTACCTAATTGAGAATCTTCGTTATTTTCATTTGACTGAGATTCATGTGAAATCTCTATATCTGCACCAGTTAAATCTGCAAATTCACTGGCTACATCTAGTTTTTCTTCACTCATATTGTATTAAATTAAATTGTTATTACTTTTTGCAAATATATTAAAATTTATTAACAAACAACGATTATTTTAAAATATTTGGCATTGGGTTTTCTTTTGGACCTGATTCCTCTATAATCCTAGGCATAGCTTTAGGCATGCTAGGGTCTGATACAACATCAGTTAAAGGCAGTGCCCTATCTCTTTTTTGCTCCACCAACCTAGATTGATTATAGGCAGCTTTATCTTGTGCATCTAATTTTATTTTACCTGATACGTCAGCTACATCTTTTTTTCCAGAATTATTAAGAGCAATCTCTTTCATCCTTCTTTGGTGATTCATGTCTTCTAGTTGATTCTTTAAAGTAAATTCTGCTTCCAACCTTTGTAACTCAGCTTGAGCTTTTGAATTTATTTTAGCTTGTTCAACTTGAGCCATGCTTTGTACTTCCTGCATCTTTAACTGAGACTGTTGTTCATTAGCTTGTCTCTGTATTTCAGCATTCATTTTTTGTGCCTCTTTAGCTTTTCTCTCTTCCTCTTCTTGATACTTCTTTCTTCTAAACATTAAAACCTGATTAGCAAGCTTTACATTTTTAACTCTTCTTATTGTTATAACATCTTCTAGTCTTATTTCCTTTTGAGCTAAAGACATTTGTAGGTTAGCTTCTAACTGTTGCTTCTCCTCCTCATCTGGTGCTACATCAAGAGTTATTCCAAACTCATGTAAAGATATATCTTTATTAACCCCAAACATAGATACTGTTGATTTACCTAAAGCATTCATATAAGACTTCTTCTTCTTTTTGCTTTCTAAAACGTCTTGTAGTCTCATAACAGTACACTCAGAGACCCTCTTTGTTATACTTAAATAACCATCATTTATATTCTTAGTAGCATTATTAGACGCTATTATTTGTAATTTTTGAACACCAACCAAAGCTTCACTTGGTGGTTTAGCACCCTCCCTAGCTTCATTAACACCAGTCACATCACGAATCATATTTAAATTATGAGCATATATAGATATAAGCTTTTCCATATCTCCACCAATACCATTCTCTAATTCTTGAACAGGAACTGCACCAGAGGCCTCTCCTGTGTCACTCATTGTTCTATAATATATATTACCTGTCTGGTCATATATTTCCTGCAACTCTAAAGGGGTGAATGAACCACCATCACCTTTAGATACATTTTCTAATGAGCCTAATTCAAATGCTGCCCCCTTAGGTCTAGCTTTTGCTATTACCTGTTGAAGTTTTAAATGTGCAAGCTGTATTTGGTCTGCAAATGGAATCATTCTTTCGACCATTGACTTATTCACCATTTTATGTGTGCCTGGTGCATATATAATATATGATAATTTTGTTTCTGTTAAGTTAGATTTATTTCTCATCATGTTTTTAGCCAAACCATAGTTTATAACATAATCAGTTCCAACAATCCATTTTCCTGAATAAACAACTTTAACAGATGTTTGTATAAGTTCTCTTTCAAATTTAGATTTCTTAGGCTTTTTATATTTACCCTTTTTCTTAGTTACAGTATAACCACCATAAGCATTTTTCTTTTTTTCATACTTGATTTGATTAACAGACATAAACTCAGCGTCCATTATTGTCACCCTATATTTATCATATTCAAACTCATCTTGATACTCATTCATGTATGATTCATAATTAGGACTTATCTGGTCATTGTGATTTTTTCCTGCAAACTCTTTTGCTATCTTCTCATAATCCTGCTCACTCAATTGGTCTCCTGCTATTCTTTTTAATTCACCTATAGTTATGGTATACACTTCTCCAGCGTGTTGAATATCACTGTAATCTTCATTGTTTGTGTAAGATGTAACTAGATTAGCAGGGTCTACATGTTTTATCTTAACCCCAGTGTTTGGGTCTATAGTTGTTTTACAAGCACCAATACCACAAACAACTAGGTCTCTAATCATTGATTTCTTAATTCCATCATAATTATTAATGTCCATAACAAATTTGATACCATTTTCTACAGCTATTTCTGTTGACTGCTTATAGTTAAGAGCCATATGAATATCTAACTCCTCTTGGTTTTGGGGGACATATCCCTTTTTTTGTAAATCGTATCCAGTAGCTTTACTCAATTCTTTCATTCCTGGATGAACCAACATTTTAGCAAAAAGAGATTTCTTATCTCTTTCCCTTAATGTCTCTGATATAGGGTCTATAGCATTTGCTACAATTTCATATTCTTGATTAGATAAGTCGTTAACTATTAAATCAACAAATTTAGGAATTATATTTACTGGTGTCCAGTCTAGATTTAAATATGATGTATCTCCTTGTGCATCCAACAAATCTTTATACTTAGAAACATTTTGAGAACCTTGTGCGTAACTTCTAGATTTAACATACCTAGACCTTCTGCTGTCAACTTTCATGTCAGCATTATCTTTCCAGTCATGATACATTTTTTTGAAATAAGCTAATCCATATTCGTTTTTTTCCTTTTCTTCTGGTGTTGCGAATGGACTTGGGTATCCACCTACCTTTTTTATTTTTTCAAAAGCATTTTCTATAAATTCCATTTATCGTATTTTTTTAGATAGATTACCCATATTATTATAAGTTTTTACAAATTTAACAAATTTTGGCAATTCTTCCTTAATTTTAACGAATTTTTGTGATGCCAATAATGCCAGGCTAGAACTAATTGTTGCATCAAATTTAGTTCTATTTCCTATATCGAACCTACTCCAGTCATCTAAAAGCCTATTAAAATAGCATTTTCCAATCTCTCCTGTATCAGGTTTTATACCAACATGGTCATATATATAGGTGGCTACAGCTTCAGCTTGAGCATTAATTACAGCCACCCCTGAACCAGGTATACCCTTTGTTTGTTGTTTCTTACTAAAATCTGTGTGAGTAGATTCAGGCCTATCCATTAAGTATTCATAATAACCTCTTCTTTCAAAATACTTTATTATACCTATTTTATTATTCTCAATAAGTATTGGGCATCCATAAAATACACACTGCTTTATCATGTCTTCATAAAATATATCTGCTTTAGGTGGTCTATAAATATATTCGCAGACAAATTGTTGAGAGGGGGCATTCTCATCCATGGTGAATTTATGATAAACATGACAAGCAGCGTTAGACCTTCTACCATCTGTTGTTGTGTCGTGGTCATAGGGGTCACAACCAGCAACAAGATTTAATGAATTTCCTGGGGTTTTTTTAGTATACTTTACGTTTATAAGATTTCTTTTATCTTCATCAGGAACCCAGCATATCTCCCACTTCCCCTTATTGTTAGGTATCCATATAACTTCACTATCTTGAACACCATTCTTCCAAATAAAATCTCCTTTTGTTGTTAGATTTTCTGTCACCTCGTTATAGTCCATTTGTTGATATATTCTTTCAACATCAAAAACGCTAGACAATGAGTCATTTCTAAAAGCCTCTTCTGAAGTAAATGGAAACTGTCTTTTAAACTCAGACAGCTCATTAGTATTATTCTTTAACCCATCTCTTCTGTTTTTTATATAATCCCTTGAACCAACATCTATATTTACACCATCCATCCCCATTACTGGTTTTTTAGGAGTTTCTGTTACAGAAAAACCATACTCATCAATAAAGCCTTCTAGATTTTCTTCTGCAGGTATAAACAAAGAATATAACCCAGATTTAGTTCTTCTATTTAAATCTTTGTCTGTTACATCAGAATCATAATATAAATTTTTATATTCTAAACCACCATCTTCTAATTTATTAGCAGTAGAACCCATCATACATTTACCTACAATTTTTCTACCAAGAAGAAGACATGTTTGTGTTACTGACCAGTTTTTAGCTATAGAAGTAGAGCCTGTCCATTTCCCTGCCTCATCATGAACAAGTAGTTTTAGTTTCATACCATCATAACTATTATCTGCTGTATTTCTCCAGTCAATAACAGTATTAAGAGCATCTGATTTTTGTATATATTTACTTTTCTTTGTTATTTTTTTAGCTGGTTCCCTAAATGCTAATTCTACTCTTGGATTACTGGAACCATCCTGTATAGGTTGGAAAAAAAATGGATACCTTCTATATATCCTAACAACCTTGTCTGTAAACATTGTCTTAGCATCAGAACCTGTTTTAGATAATAAACCAAAGTTAGACTCGTAGGTTTGTGTTGCTAAGTTAACCATCTCAGCACTAGCCATATATGAGAATCCAGAACGTCTATTTTTAAGGAAACACATACCCATAGAATTTGGGTCTATTTTACAAGCTTCCCAGAATAAAAAAAACTTTCTATTAGCATCTCTATAATCAGGGTAACCAACATCTATATTAGACCACTGTATAAACATATAATGACTACCTGTTATGTAGGTAGCCTCACCATTATTCATAAACCACAATCCCTCTCTTCTTCTTATGAACTCTCGTTCAATATAATCGTAATAATCTACTGCTGTATCTCTATTTAAATTTTTGGGCATTTCTTCCCTAACCCACCTTTGTTCAGCCTTTTTCTTATCAGAAAATAATATATCTTTTTTTTTAGGCTTTTTTGGTAGTTGTATTTTTAATCCTTGGATTTCTATTATGTCCCCTAAACTTCTTACATTTAGAATAATTTGTTTAGACATATTTTATCTTTTTGCGAATTTCTCTGCTAATCCCTTTTCAAAATCTTTTTCTTCTTTAAAATCTCCCTCTACTATCTGTGCTTCTAATTTAGATATACCTATAAGTATTTCTTGAGCATCTAAAAAACATTCTTTTTTTGCTTTAATAGCATTCCTTCTTTTCTCATCTGATAAATCAGGGTCTAATGGTGTTCTTATATCTTCTATAAGTATTGCTACAGCCTCTTTAGAAGAGTCTATAAGGTCCTGTAAGGTTCTTTGTACATATGATTTATTACTTTCCTTCATTGTTGTATAATGCTAATATATCTTCATTTCTCATTCTTAAAAGTTTTTCTCCTTCTATTTTCATGTCATATTCTGAGTTTTCTGAAAATATAACTTCATCTCCTATCTTAACACCCTGGTCTTTTAACCAATCGTTCATATATACTATATTTCCATGTAGAGTTATATCTTCAACCTCAGGTTTCATAAAGATTCCAGATTTTGTTTTTATACTATCCTCAGACTCAGTCTTTTGTTTCACAAAATTCCAATGATGCAGCATTTTAAGCTCCCCATCTCTAACTCTAGCATATATCTGTTGCCAATGAACTTTATACACATTTTCATCATCTGCCCACTCTACAAGATTTGCACTCTTATGTTGCTGCCCAGACTCATCCTCAAATTTTTTATCTATAGTAACTCCAGGTTTAGCTCCTGTAACAAGATGGTGAAAATATATTTTATCCCCTTTTTTAACATCAAACTCTAAACCTTCTGGAAGCCATCCTGGATTCTCATAAACAATACCATATTGTCTAGCAAATTTATATGGGTCAAATTTAATATCTAATGTAATTTCTCTTCCATTAAATTCAATTGTGTCATCATATGGTTTTTCAACCTGAACTAAAAAATAATTTTTTGGTATCTTCATATTAATTAACTTGATATTCTTCTTCGTAATTTAAATTGTATTCTACTCCTGTTATCTTAAAAAAAGACTTCCACATCTCTGATTCTTCTTTATCTTCCATTTTTATAAATACATTAAACTTTAATATATTATATTTATAGAAGTATAAATCATCCTGAACTATTGCTGTGATAGTTGCTGCACCCCTCATTATAGGCTGACCAACAACATAGGTTATACCATCTTTAATATCACCTACTGTAACTTTTCTTATTATTCCATTTATTAATTCCATTATGCTTCAAATTTTTTACCTTTATTAAATAAATTAAACATGTGTAATTTTGCCATTGTCTCCCTCTCTTTAACAACATCATCAATAGATTGCTGGCTAAATGGGTCTTCAAATATCCTTTCCTCTATTATATGCATTAAAGTTTCTGAAGCTAAATCTGCACCTATGTTGTGGACAACATCAGCATCTAAACTATTTAAATCCTTTCCAAACTCTATATAGGAAAAAGCAAATTTAACACTAGCTTCATCTCTTAAAGACTCTAAGTCTTTTAATATCTTTTTAATTTTTCTCGTTGACTTCTTCATCTACCATATCATAATGAACCTTCAAGTCTTCCATATTGTCTATTGGGGTTCCATTAATATTACAAAACCCACCTGAGCTAATGGAATCAGACATAATATCAAATTCATCATATTTTTCTTTATATATAGCCACTTTTAATAAAATAAGGTATCCTATCAAGTCTGAAACAGTATCTTCTGTTTTATCATTGATGCCTTTATTTTGTATACGCATAAGCTTATCGTCTATACGTGCACATAAAGAGTCTATTGGTGAACCTGATGAGAATACGTTTGATGGATTAGTGGCACTGTCTCCATATGCCCTGTTTTTTTCGATTAAAAGGTCTTTCATTTCTTCTGTGACCTTTATTATTAAGTCTTCTGTTGTCATATCTATTAAATTAAATTTCTATAAATATATGAAAAAAAAAGCTACTAAAAAAGTAGCCCTTTATAAAAGTTATGAACAAAGTTATTAAGAAGAGCTAGCAACAAAAACTTCTATGTCTACTTCTGCTCCTGCAGGTGTATCAACAATAACACTCTCCAAATCGTGTAGAGTTAACTCTATAGTAGCATTTGTATCTTGAACACATAAAGAGTCATGTGCAGTTCCCATAACAAAACTTTGTTTTGCTTTTAGTAAAAATGTAGCAGATTCCTCAGCAGTGCTAGCATCTGATGCATGCTCTGTTGTATCTATTTGAAAAGATAAGTTAACATCTTCAGTAAGACTTAAATTAGTTATTCTCATATATTTTGTTGTGCTTATCTTCAACCCACCATCTGATGTATTATCATCTGGGCCAAACTTTACTATAGTTGTGTCAACATTTCTGGTGCAAGTTACAACTCTTTTAAAAACATTAGTTACACCTGTTAGAGTATATGATTTTGACGAACCATACTGCTGTCCATTTAATTTTACATCCTCTTTTACTGTTACTGTTAAATCTGCCATTATATATTATATTGTTATGTTCCTATTACTCTACTTATTTTTTGATAACTAACCCTTAGTGCTCTAGCTGTTGAGTTAGTATGTTTAAGAATACCTATATATGGTATAAGGTTTGTATTATCTTTTAATGCTGAACCATCAGTTGTTGAACTAACTGCAGCTCTCCCATTTATATGTATATTCGTATTGTCAGGTAAAGAAACTGTATCAGAAGCAGTTATAGTTACACTTGTTGCAGTTACAGCAGTAACTGTTCCATACACTTGGCTTGAACCATCATCTACAATTACATCTCCTACCACTATTTTTGTTGTAGCATCAGTTCCATCAACAGTAAGCACATGAGATGACCCATTACTAAGACTTACTGAAGAACCACCACCATCAACTAAAACTCCTGTTGCACCAACACCTGATATAGTTGTTAATCCATATTGGTCTCCATTTATATAAACTGAAGTTTCTCTCTCACTATTTATATCTATTTTAAAATGATATGTTGCATCTGTTGAAACAACTACACCTAAGTTTGTTACATAATGAGTTCCATTATTGCTATAAACAAAATGCCAAGTTGTGGCTGTACCAGCATGAGATAATATTGTTTTACTAGAGTCATAAAAGAAATATGCTTGGTCATTGTTTGTTGTGTAAACATTAGTGTTGGTCAATTTAAGACCTGCCCAATACATACAGTCAGTTATAGTAGAATCTGTAGTTATAGAACACTCCCAACTAACTTGGTCCTCAGTTCCCCATAACATACCTGTCCAAGCTGTTTGAGCACCAGCGTATTGCGATGTTAAATAATCTGTATGAGGTTGTATTATCATTGAGTCAGTATTGAGTGACCCTGCTGTTTGAAGCTGAACACATGCTTTATCACCATCGTAAATAACATTTGCATCTGCAGCATTAGCACCTGTGGCCAATTCAAAATGTCTATTTGCCTTAACAAAAGCTGCTAAAGCTGTTGCGTCATTAGCATCTGGGTCTATTGTAGATGTTGCATTTAATTGGGGTTTTCTATCAAAATACTCTTCTAATTGATACCTTGTCCTCTCAACTATAGCTTTTGCTGCAGTTATAGAACCTGATGCATAAATATTTCCATTAACGTGAAGGTGAGATGTTGGAACTGCTGCATTTATACCAACATATCCTGCACTAGTTATTCTAACCTTTTCTGCAACTGTACCATCCAAAGCAGTCTCTAAAGACATATATGAATCTTGAGTAGACCCTGAAGAAGTCCAGTCAGTTTCAGTTCCTACAGATATTCTACCTGCATCTGCTACAGCAGGTGTAGAAGCGTCATAATACCATTGATTAAATAATATACTACCTTCTGTTCCATCCATATCAGCAGCATTTGTTTTATTTGTTATCGCTAATATATCTGTATTTGCTTTAGCACTACCTGTTTCTCTAATTTCAACAGTATGAGCAGGATTGGTAACATCTTCACCTAAACCAACTCTTTTATTAGTTGAATCTATACTTAATTGTGACTCACCATTTCCATATACATAAAATGATTGAGTTGCTGTTTTAGCAGTAAATTTAAAAATCTTATTAGAAGCACCAAATTCTATAAATCCAGTTGCTGTAGCATCTGCACCTATACCTATAGCTCCTGTTCCTGAAGAAGCCCCATTCATAATAGTTACTCTACCTGCACTTGATGCAAATGTTGGGTCAATAGCTATATAGTTCTTGTTTGCTTGAGCTGTTGTACTACCTGCAGAACCTCCACCTACAGTTGTCGCAGGATTACAGTCACCAGCACAAAAACCATAGGTGTTACCTTTACCAACTAAGAAAGATGCGTTCGTTCCATTATCAACTCTTACTGCTGATGTTGTACCACTTATATCTAATTTATAGGTTGGTGCTGATTGGTTAATACCCAATGCTGTTCCAACCTTAACCTTATTTGTTGCCACAGATAAGTCGCTACCATTTCCAGCCCCATCCTCTATATTGGTGAGTGATGTGGAAAATGCAGCTTCAGCAGTCTTTAATAGATACTGGTATTTTGCTGATATTTTTTGTCCTGCTAATGAAGTTCCCATATTTTAAATTTCTACACCAAAGTTTAAAATCATAAATCTAAACCTTGAACAGTTTGTTTTTTCACATATACTGCAAGGGCAGTATTTTAATTCAAATACAGTTATAGTGCCAAGCCTTATAGACACACCATATTTTTCTTTTTTATTTCCAGCTTTCCATGAGTTTATCCAATTCATAACTAATTAAATTTTGCTAACATTATTTTGTCTATACTATTTTGAACATCCTTTTTTGTTGCATCTAACTCGAACATTATATTTGCCTTAAACCTCTCTTTTTCCTCCCCACTTTCAAATATAATTACAGTAGGTATACAAGTTACATTATATTCTTTTTGTAATTCAGGATATTTTCCTATATCTACTCTATATTTTTCACAATCATTGAGTTCTACAAATTCAGAGAACTCATTTGTCTTATTCCATTCAACCCAAAACTCAACAGCAACAATATCTTTTGCTACTTTATTTTGAAAGTTATCTGCTGTTAAAAATTCTTGTGAAGAAGATTTAGCAGAAAACAATATAGTTATAACTAAGAACAGTAATAATTTTAAATCTAAATATTTCATATTAATCCATTGAGTCTATCTTATCTCTAAGATACTTAATATCTTCTTTTATCTCAGTAACATCCTCCTGGGTAGTCATAATAGTCTGCCTAACCATTTGGTCCTTCATGTCAAATTCCATTTTTGTAACCTCTGGTGCTGGGGGTTCTGGTAAAAGCTTAGCCTCATCAATGTCAGCCTGAAGCGTAAACCACATACCAACCAAGGTGGCTATTAAAAAAGCTATACCACCTAAAGTTTTAGCACTTATCTCAAATTTTGAGTCTTCTGATAATTCTTTCATTTTTTATATTTTTCTACCAAAGTTAGGATTCTTTTCTGCTCTATCTTTTAAAGATGGCATTAGATTTTTTCTACCTTCATAAATAATACCTAGACCCTGAGCAGCAGTTATTGCAGCACCTAACCAACCTAGCCTTTTTAACAAAGTTCTTCCTCCTTTTTTCATAAGCATTCTAACTAATTGCTTGTTATTTGGTTTTTTTGGGCTTTTCCATGACTGCTTCCAAGAGTCACCAGGTTTAAGGTTTTTAGAGTCAACCATCTTACGAGTTGTTTTGCCATCCACCTTATTCTTAACATTGTATTCATTTATTCTTTTAAGATTTGCTGCATCTCTATCTCTAGCATCTAAAAACTTTTTATAATCACTCATTGTAAGATTTTTCTTGGTCATGTCAGGAATATTTCCCCCATTAGAGTATTTTTTTACTTTACCACCACCAAGATATTTTCTTTTTGCTACCTTTCCTCCACCTTTCATATTTGATGGCTTCATTTTAGGATTAAATTCTTTATTCATGACTTGTTTAGTTTTTGGTCCACCAGGATAACCTTGAGTTTCTTCCCAATAGGTAAAATTAGAATAATCTTTACTCTTTGAAGCTTTTTGATACTTTGGGTCTTTTACCATATCATCATAAGACATATACTGAGCTGATTTTGGTTTACCTCCATCCTTATATGTTCTTACAGGCATTTCTTTTCTTGTTGTAGGAAAAGATGTTGGTGAGTCCCAATCTCTCAAATTACCTCTACCAGGTGCACCTATACCAAGCTTATCTCTAAGGTTTTTCCACCATCTTCTTGGAGAAATTCTTCTACCACCTGTAAACTTATGGCCTGCAGCTTCTCTTCTTTCCTGTCTAGCTTTTCTTCTCATTGTTCTTCTATACTGTCTAGCCTCTTTTCTGTACTTTCTTCTAGCTAACCTTTCTTCTTTCTTTTTTAATCTATTAGCTTCTCTTTCTTCTCTTCTTTGTTGTCTTCTGTAAAACTTCTCTTGCTTAGTTAGCTTTTCTGTTTGTTGAGAATCGTTTGTAACATTAGTGTCATTCGTTTCATTAGAATCGTTAGTATCATTATTGCTAGAAGATTGTTTTTTTGGTTTTCTAATCCAACTTCTATCATACGTAATTTCCTTATCTCTTACAACTTGTGGTGTATCTGAGCCACCACCATAATTACCTTTAGTAACACCTCCATCGTCATAATCAGTTCCAGTTCCTTGACCTCCTGTACCTATATCTACTGGTCTCTTTGTACCCTCCTTGCCTCTATCACCATCATTGGGAATTGTATCAGCTCTTCTTTCTTCTTTATCAGCAGGCTTTTTGCCTCCTTCTTCAGTTTTAAGTCCTGTATGATATACCCCTCTCTTTTCAGTTAAGTCAAATCTTCTTTTTCTATACTTAAATGTTTCTTTACCCTTTTCCCTAGCTTTTTTAAATCTTCTCTCAAATCTAGAAAGTTTTCTAGGTTTAGTTTTATTTTTCATGGTTTCATTATTTTTATTTGGTTTTACAATAGCACCCTTTTTAGCTTGCCTTTCTCCTTCTTTATCAGGTTTCACATTTGGGTAAAATCTTTTTCTATCTGCGTCTGACATATCTTTAGTTATATTTTTATAAGATTTATCAGGACTACTTGCTGTAACCCACTCTGACCTTGGTTTTGGTTTACTTCCTGCAGTTAACTTATCGTGCTCTTCTTTTGTTATTTGCTTTCCACCAACCCAGTAAGACCTTTTGTCAGGATTTGGTACTGGTCTTTTAGCAGTAACTGTAACCTCATCCAAAGTCCCACCTTGATAAACTTTTTCATCACCCCCTAATGGTTTTCGTGTTGCTTCAGTTTTACGAGTTTTACCTACTGTTGGTACATTCTTTTGTTGAATGCTTTCATTAGGAATAGTCAATCCAGTGTTTTGATTTTGTTGTGCATTTTTTCTATTCCTAGCTAGTCTTTGCTCTCTAGTCCCACCAACAACCTTGCCTCGTTTATTAGTACGAACCAGTCTATTTTGGTCATCGTAAGTTCTAGTTGTTCCTCTTTTTCTATCATGTTCTGCAGAAACCTGTCTTCTATTATCTCTTTGCACATCAGACATTTCATTTGTTCTTAAACCCCAACCTTCGTTAACTCCACCTCTTCTGCTGTAATATGCATCAGGGTTATACCCCATACCTCTACGTCTTCTAAAAGACTCTACAGTACCACCAGCGTAGTAGTCTCTTCTACTTTGTGGAATCATGTCCTCATCGTTTCTTCTAGTTTGTGGAATATATTCTCTATCCTCTCTGTCAGGTACAGTTTCACCATCATTATTAATATTAGTCGTTGTGCTATCAACCACTACTGGTTCTGGTCGAGGAGGTAATTTTTGTGGTTCGTTATCTTGAGGAGTTACAGTATTAATCTTTTTAGGTTTTATTGAAATCGTTTCATCAACAACCTTACCACCTGTTATAGGTCCAGCTTCAACAACCTCTTTTTTTCTAAGATTAGCCTCTCTAGTTCTATTCTCTTGATTAGCAACAAGATTTGGTCCAAGTTCATTGTAAAGATTACTGTCTTGAGGTATAACAAATCTATAACCTCTCCAGCTTAATATTTTTTTACCACTACCATCTGTGATTACTTGCACATTTTTATTAGGCCTAGCATGTGGTCCAAGTATATCTTTAATTAACCAACCACTGCCTGATGTTGACTCTAATGAATCACCCATACCTTCCCACATCCAAGGATTTTGTTGTAAAATTCTTATATCATCCTGTGTTAATGTGTATGATGTATTATTTTTTTTCATTTTTATTATTTTTTCTTTCTATTAATTTTAGGTTTACCCATAGCTATAATGATAGCCACTCCTTGTGCTTTTTTTCCTGATTTTTTATTAACTCTTACCTTACCACCTTTATGCATTTTACCTTTATTTGTTTGGTCATCTTTTGTTTCAGTGGTGTACATCTTACCTCTCCATTTAAATGTGTGGTCAGGACCATATGATTTTCTCATCATAGGAAATACTTTGTTAAACTCCATTTTGTCAACAGTTTCTTGATTTTTAGCTGCTGTCCACTCCTTCATGTCTCTTTTATATTCATCGCTAAAAACATAATTAGCATCTTGAGTATTATTACCATTCTTCTTATTAACCTTTATTACAGCACCTTTTTTAGCTGAGACCTCATCTGTTACCTCTTCAGCCTTTTCTTTTATAGCCTCAAGTGGGTTATTTCCTCCTCCACCTCCAGAGGTTTTATCTTTTATCTTGTCTGCAAGACTCTCACCATCCCCCTTTAACTTACTACCAAAACCTTCACCTCCACCTAAATCACCTAATGTTTGGCCACCATCACCTGCTCCTGAACCACCTAATCCTATACCAGCCTTCTTAGCTTGAGGAATTAAGTTCTTTTTTTCATGACTATAATCACCCTCTCCTCTTCCAATGTTAGGATTTTCTCCTGGACCAAATGTAGACTGAGGAACATATTCTTCTCTACGCATAGAAGACTGTGGAGTTATATCTGTTTCCATGTCTCTTCTACTAATTGTTTGTGGAACATACTCGCTGCTTCTCGCACCTTCATTATCAGTAGCTCCTCCAGTTTCATTAGTAACCCCTCCTGTTTCATTAGTAACCCCTCCTGTTTCATCGCCTGTCTCACCTCCTGTTTCACCACCAGTCTCACCACCAGTCTCATCTCCTGTCTCGCCACCAGTCTCATCTCCTGTTTCTCCTCCTGTTTCTCCACCTGTTTCTCCCCCAGTTTCATCTCCAGTTTCTCCCCCAGTTTCATCACCTTCTTCTTCTACTATTGGGATACAACCTCCTTGACCATCTGGCTTTTGCCCCTCTGGACATGTATTCGTTTCCTCAATAGTTTCATCAGTTGTATTATCAAGTTCGCTTATCTTTTTTTCTTTATGCTTTTCTTTAAATTTTTCTGTATTTCTTGCACCACCTGACCAATCCATGGCCTCAGCTTGATGAAGGTCTAACCCACCACCACCTGATGGTGACTGAGTTTCATAAAATCTTACACCACCACCTTCAGCATAACTTGGAATAGCCATGCTTGGTTTATTATCTTCAGTATAGATTATTGGTAAATCGTTTTTCTTAGCATAAGCTTTTGCATCTGCTAAACCCTTATTGGTGTATGGGAATTTCTTTTTTCCTACTCTTGGCATTTTTTATATTTTTGCTTCTAATTGTTCTAATATATTATAGAACCTAGTTATCATTATTTTACCCCTGTGTGAAATCATATATTTTCTCGCCCTGTGTCTAGCTCTCTCTTGATAAATTGCAAGATAGCCTTTTTTTAGCAAATCTGGCATATTTCTAGTCAAAAAAGTCATTGAGCACTTATAGTTGTTTTTAATATCAGTGCCTGTGAAATACTTTAAATCATACACAAAGAACAAAAATTCTATGTCTGAAACCTTCAAACTATAGTTATCTCTAAAGTAAAATAGAGTATCCCTATAATACTTTAAATAATTTTTTTCTTTCATTTAATTAAAATATTATGACAAATATAAATAAATTATTCTTATATTTGACAATAATTAATTGATAATCTTTAAAATTATAATAAAATGGCAGTAAGACAAATAAAGGTATCTCCTGTTGTAGACCAAGACGCACATGCTGATAATGATGTGTTATTTAACTGTGTTGCTATAGAGCTACCAACTAATGGTGCTTGTAAGTTATTAGGTATTCAAATGGTAGATAGGGCTGAGAATGTAGTTGGGGATGGGGCTGTACAAATAACCTTTTGGGATGAAGATATAACATTAGGAACTTTAAATGCGACTGCTGGCACAGTAACAGCTATGCAGGCTAGAGATAGTTTACTTTGTTACACATTTATTAGAAGGTATGACACACAGGTAAATGATTTCGACAATTTTATGGTTTCTGACAATCGTCTTAGTGGCACTGCAGCTACTCATCAGTCAGTCTCTGCTCTTCCAATGGTTCTTCAACCAAAAGCAGGAAGCAGAACTGTTTATATGGCTGGAATTGTTGGTCCTGATAATGATACACCTACCTTCACAGGTTCAACAGGTGTTATTGTTGATGGTGCTGTTAGTGCTGGAGCTTCTGCAACAGTAGCAGTAGACACTGTTGATGCTACTTTACACTTTAAAGTTGGAGATACTGTAGTAGATGTGGATGATAATGTTGTTGGAGTTATTGAATCTTTAACTGCAACGTCAATAGTATTTACAGCAGTTACAGCTCACGCTTTAGCAGATGACGAAGAATTATTCACACCACATTCTCTTTCTTTCAAGTTAGATATAGAATACTAAAATCTTATTAGATGGGTACTAGAACAATTAAACCCAAGAGTAATAATGATGGACAGATAGGTTCTTCAGATAAATATTGGGATAAAGGATATTTCAATACACTTCACGTTAATCAACTTAATGCAAATTCCACAAGTGCTTCTCCAGACCTTTCTGTTAATGGTATAGCTATTTCTGCTAATATTACATTTGAGGGAGGTACTGCTGATGATTATGAAACAATTTTGCTAGCAACTGACCCAACAGTAGATAGAATAATTATGCTACCTGACGCAAGTGGCACAATTTCTTTGTCTGACACAACTTACTCTGCTGGAACACTTCTAGATTTATCAACAACAACATTTAATGTAGATTTAACTGAGGCTGCTGCAGCTACTATCGCTGTTGGTGATAATGTAATATTTTTAGATGGTGGTGCATCAGGCACTGCCTCAAAAGGAAGTATAAATGACGTAGCTACTTTATTTGCAGGAACTGCATCTTCTACAGGCTTGTCTGCCAGTAGTGGTGTTCTATCTGTTTCTGACCTACATCCTGTAGGTGTTGATGGGTCTGCCAACCAATTATTAACTGACGATGGAGATGGTACAGTAACATCTGAATCCAAGCTAAAATGGAGCTCGAACACCCTTACAGTAGGAGATGCATCAGACTCTATCTATGTTATTGAAGTTGGTTCTCCTGGTGATGATAATGGTTCTAGGCTTTATATTAAGTCTGGTAATGGTGTAGGGACTGATAAAAATGGTTCAGATATGCAATTTTATCTTGGGACACCAACTGGAAGTGGGAGTAATGGTAGATTCTGGTGGCTAGGGGCTTTTCAAAATGCTGGGAGTGGCACCACAGTAAGAGCTAGTGCAACATGGATGTCTTTACAGGGAGATATTAACACAACAGATTTAATTATGTACTCAGAAGGGGGACATGGTACAAGTGATACGTTTAAAGTGTCTGTGGCAGAACATGGAGCTACAACAATCTCTACAACTGATGCTGCTGCAACAGCAGCAGACTTAACTATTAGTGCTGATGGTAATATAACATTAACAACTCCTGACCTGCATTATTCCACCTCTATAAAAAGGCGTAAAATGACAGTTTCATCAAGCACTGACAATGACCACGATGGAGATGTTGTTTATTTTGGAACAGGTTCTACAACTGAGGGGGAAATATGTTATTTAAATACAGATGGAAGTAATAACCCAATCTGGACTGCTGCACAAGCAAATGCTGAAAGTACATCAACTAATTTATTAGCAATAGCCCTAGGAACAGACCCTGCTACAGATGGAATGCTATTAAGAGGTATGTATACTTTAGACCATAATACTGGTGACAACAACTATGGAACTCCAGTGTATTTATCAGATACAGTAGCAGGCAACACAATATCAACAGCACCTAGTTCAAATAATGATGTGGTAAGAGTAATAGGATATAAGATGGGTAATGACGATGAAATGTGGTTTTGTCCAGATAATACATGGGTAGTAGTAAGTGCGTAAGATATGGCAACAGTAATATTAAGACCAACATCAACAACTTCTCAAACAGGGTGGACTCAAGACCCATATCCAAAAGCTGCTGATGGTAACCCAACAACTGCTGTAGTGCAAAATAATACAACATGTAATTGGACTGCTGTATTAGAAGATTTAGATTCCTCATTAAGTGGAGCTACAATAAATAGTTTTACAATATCAGCGAATGGTGCTGCTGGTAGAGCAGGAGCTTCAACGTGTGAATTATCTTTAATACACTCAAGTGATGGTGCCTTTGCTGCTGAAAATGAAAACTGGACTAGTTCACAAACAACTCAAACAACAACTGCTAGAACAACACAACAAGATGGTTCATCAGCTTTAACATACGCATATATAAATGACTGTAGTGTTAAAATAGACCCTGATAATAAGGGTATAACATTGGTTGAACTATATGTAACAGTAGATTATACTGCTGCTCCAGCAGGATATGGACATGAGGTTAATAACGTAGGTGCCTCTAGTATTGCAAAAGTAAAAGGTGTAGCAACAGCTAGTATTGAAAAAGTAATAGGGGTTGATTAATTAATTTAGTTAAAAATTCGTATATTTACAGGTAAAAATAAAAACAATGAAAAAGATAATAATACTATTTCTCTTTATTAATATTTGTGCACAGGCACAAATTCGAGATTTTTTTAAATACTCCACTATATATACTTCAATGACAATGAATACATCTTTTATGGAAGATGAGGATTATATTGCTATAGATAGGGGATATGAGGATGTAACTCAAGTCAATCCTTATGACTATAATTTAACAATAGGCTTGAGAAAAATAGCAAGATTTGATTATGAATATAAAGTTAAAACGTGGTATTATGGCACTGAAAAAGCTGTTGCAGATAATGTTACTATTGGTAACGCTATTGGTTGGGAGTATTTATTTAATTATTCATTTATACGCAATCGTGGGGATAAGTATACTGAGAAAAATTTCTGGCTTAGATACCTTGGAGATTGGTGTGTCACAAAACTCCAATACAAAGATAACCAAAGAGTAGATTTAAGATACAACTCTTTTGACACTAGATTTAGACTAGCTAAAGGTAACTGGGATATAACTCTAGGTGGTGTTTTTCGTATGCATGACCCATATGGAATAAACCCTATAGAGGATTTTTGGACACCTGGAGAGCAGTCTTTTTCTCAATTAGCAGGTGAGTTTGGTTATTCTACTGAATTTGTTAATGGAAGATGGCACTGGTTTAATGATGGTGAGTTAATAGCTACATCTAATGATGAGTTTTATAAACACTACTTTGGTGATGCAGTAGCATCATTTAACGAAAGAGAGCTTGATAAACTTGGTATGCAGAAACAGTTAAGTGCTGTTATAGGATTAGCTTATTATAGATATACAGATAGAATGTGGATGCATATGTGGGTTAATTGTATGCCTTTACATTATGGTATAGATGACTATTCATTTGAGTATGGCCAGGAAGATTGGGACAACATGGAATGGGACGCAGGATTAGTTCTTGGTTCTCGTTTAACTAAACATTTGGGTATATTCGTAGAAGGAACTCATATGAGATACTGGATGAAGCCAGTATATGAGGTAAAGTTTGGTTTTAACTATTTAATATTTTAATTATGAGAAAGGTTTTATTTGTTTTACTTGCATTGTTAAGTTTTGTTTTAAAGGGTCAAGATTATGATTTTCAGCAATTATGTATGGATTGTGTTGAGGTAGAAGGTTATTATTGTGGCGATGACCCATCTAACTGGACCCAGTATAGTCCTAATGGTTGTGTTATAAACTCATGGCTAAATGATGGGTGGGTCGATTGTGTGGATGCAGGTGATGAAAATGGTGCTGTGCCTACTTCTCCTGAGGAGTGTGCACCTCCTCCACCTGAATGCGATACTGTATATGTGGAAATACCTGTAATAGAATATGTTGATGTATTTATTACTGATACTATAGAGGTTGAAGTTCCTTTTTACATATATGAAACAATTATACAGTTAGATACAATTATTGAAACTGAATATATAACTCAAATAGTGGTTGACACATTTGAAGTAGAAGTTATGGTTCCAGAATATGTATATGTGACAGACACATTATGGATGGAAGGAGCTTTAGATACCTTATTTATAGATGTAATAGAGGAAGTTGAGGTTACTATATATGATACAATAGTAGAGACAGAATATATAGAAATATTTGTTGTTGATACTGTAATAGACTATATTGAGGTTATACAAACTGAATATATAGACTGCGATACAGGTATGCCATGCAACTCATCAATACAGGAAATATTAGAAAAATCAGAAAATGATGGTCTTATGTATAATATTCTAGGTCAACCAATACGAAGACCAGAAAGTATATACATACAGGATGGTAAAATTAAATATATAATGAACTAATGTATACTTATAAAGCTAAATTAGATAGGGTTATTGATGGAGATACTATAGATGTTAATATAGACCTAGGATTTGATATATCAGTTCATAAAAGGGTAAGATTAGCAGGTATTGATACTCCAGAGTCTAGAACTAGAGATTTAGAGGAGAAAAAACTTGGCTTAGCTGCTAAATATAGATTAACTGAAATACTTGATATGGGTAATTTACAGGTAGAGAGTAAGGAGGTTGGTAAATATGGTAGGGTATTAGGTGTATTAACTGTATATCCTGACAACCTAGATATGCCAATTAATGTAAACGAAACATTAATTAGTGAAGGGCATGCAGTAGAGTATCATGGTGGTAAAAAAAAAGCAAAAAAATAGAGGAACCTCTTGATTTAAATGAGGATGTTCCCTTTGCAGATTAAAAACAATTAATTATGGATATATTTAAAAATGATAATAATTGGAATGAGAAAGCTATAATAGGTTTTATAGCATTCTTAATAATGGTTTTAATTATGGTTGCTGATTTAGTAACTGGCTGGGTAGGAAAAGACCTTGTTATCAATGAATTTGTATACGATTCATTTGTGTGGGTTGTTCTTGGCTGTTTTGGTATTAGTGGCGTTGAAAAATTTGCAGGTAATGGCAAAAAATAGAAAATACATAAACAAATACTTTCTTGGTGGTTTAATGCAGGCTGCAGCCTCAATCACACCAATAGGATTGATGGCCAAAAAACTTAGAGCCAAGAAAAGGGAGGCTGAAAAAGAAAAAGCTAACCAGAGCCAAAGAGAAGGAGGTGGAAATATAATGAGAGTGAAAGTAATTGGTGGAGGAGCACAAGGAGATAAGAGTGGTAAATCCTTAGTTGATAAGATAAATGATAAAAAAGAGGCTCAAGGTGATAATGATGCATTAAAAAAAGCAGGAGCTGCAGCGAGTATTATGAAAAAAGGGGGTAGCGTGAAATTAAAAAAGAAGCCAAAACCTTTTAATAAAAATGGCGTTAAGGTTAGTAAATATAAGAATGGTGGAAAAACACTAGAGCATGAAATGTTAAGTGGTGCAGGGGTTATGCATGATAAAAGGGGAGCAAATAAACTTAAGGGGGTTTTTAAAGTAAAGGAAGAGCAACTATACAGAGGCTCTAATAGAAAGCCACCTAAAAGAATTATAATTTAAAATGAGGGGAACTATAAATTTTATTGTAACAGCTAACGAAGCAGAGTACGTATTTAATAAGAAAGATTTTAAATATATGTATATTCTAGCTGGTGCAGGAACAACTAGTAATATATATATCGAATTTCAAGCTGAGAACAATCTAATAGACCACGACCTAATAACTCTTACAGTTACCAAACAATTTGCCTCTAGAATTGTTAAAGATATTTCTGAGAATATAAATCTTAATGGACATCATGAGATAAAACATAGCCAATCTACAGGTATATATAAGCATGTAACTATAATGACTTATACAGCAGGCTAGACCACAGACATTAAAAAAACGCCTATCATCATTAAAATATACAGTATTTTTGATATATCTACTCTCATGCTGCAATATACATTTCTAATGTTAAGGTAATGTTAAGTCAATATTTTTTTTGGATTAAAATTTTTTTGTTAGAAATTTTTAGGGGTGGCATTATATACTAATATGCTAATGCTAACGCCCAACCCCAAGTCGATATTTTTAACCCCACCCCAACAATATAACACACATATAACGCATTGACTTTCAGTACATCTATTAATACATCACGCATCACACACTATATATCCCCAAGTCTATTTAACATAATACATATTATAAGACAATTACCCCAACTATTTATTAGAACGATTGTTCTACTGTGTTTTAGAATGGTCGTTCTGTTGATTGTTTTAGAATGGTCGTTCCACAAACTATTTAGAACGTTCGTTCTGTTTAGAAGTGTAGCACATTGGCATAACACCCCCCAACATTTAAGCAATTATCCCCAAATCAATTTGAAGGGCATTTTTAAGCCATCTAACAGACTTTCTATCTATTCTGAACCTCTACCATTAAAAGTTTTTGTTATTCGATTAGAATTGTTTTCCCTCTGTTAAATTTCTTTACATTTACGATTGTTAATAGAATTGTTAATAACTTTATTTATTTGCTATTGACT